TCAAATCCCTCCCTCGCTACCATCTAACTCCTTGTTTTTTCTTGCTAGACCGAACCCGCCCTTCGGCGGGTTTGACGTTTTTGGCGCCAAGGTTTGACGCCCATTCGCCCTGCGACGCGCGAATTCGGCGTCCAAGGAGGCCACCAGCGCCCGCATCTTCGGAGCCAGATCGGCCCCCTTCGCGTAGTGGCGCGCCATCTCGATCGTGCGCTGGCCGAGGGCGTCGGCGATCGCACGTTCATCGTGCCCGATCTCGCGCAGTACGACGGCCAGGGTGTGCCGTAGCCCGTACAGGGTGAGACCCGGCTGGACTTTTTCAGCCTTCTCCAGCTTCAGCCGTATCGGTCGCCAGGACGCGCGGAATCCGCTGAGTGTCCAGGGTTTGCCCTCGGAGTTTGCGCACAGAGTCGGTGCTGTGTGCTCCGGCGCGGCAGCCAGGATCATCGTGAGCGGTAACGGAGCGGGCCAGAACACAGGCTCGCCCGTTTTGGCGCGGCTCGTCGACAACTCGCCATCGCGGAAGGCCTCCCGCGGCAGGCCGAGCGCCTCTTTTGGTCCGAGACCGGTAAACATCATCAAGGCGACCGGAGTGAGGATGTGCGGCGGGGCAGCGGCCAGCACAGCTTCGCGCTCGGCGTCCGACCAAGGCCGATTGGCGTCGGGTTCGCCCTTTTTCTTGCGCAGATCCTTGATGCCGGCGGCAGTGTTCGCCGGCAGGTGACCGCGCTCCGACCCCCAGGCGAAGAGCAGCGACAGCACCGCCTTCACGTAGTTGCCGAACCGACGGCCCTTCCGCTCAGCTGCGCGGTCTCTGACCTTCACCACGAACGGGCGCGTGAACCGAGAAAGATCTGTGCCGTCGATGTCTTTCAGGTAGTCGAGGACCTTCTGGTAGTCTGCGCGTGTCTGCGGAGCTAAGTCGGTGAAAGCCGCGTGCGCGCGGTAGGCGACGATCAGGCTGCAGAGCGTGCCGGCCTTGGGCGCGGCGGCCGACTCGGCGCTCTTCCCGATCCGGGCCACCTCCGCGAAGAACGCAGCGGATCCGAGCGGCGCCTTCTTCAGGTCGATCTTTTCGCCAGTCTTCCGGTGGTAGCATCGCATAACGCCGTGCCGGTCCGCGAAAATCTTGAACCCTTTCACTCGGATGCGGGTCACCCGAGCCTCGCCAAGATATCCTCGTCGCTCTCCTGAATTGGCTCGCGTTCCGGCAGCGCCTCGAAGAAGAGGTCGACCTGGGTACGGTCCCAGAGCACGCGTGTGCCTACGAGCTTGGGCCGCGGCATCAGCCGTTCGCGCACCATCTCGTCGAAGGTCGTCGTAGACACCCCGACGTAGCGGGCTACCTCTTGGCGAGAGAGGCCTTTGGGCGCGAACGGAATTGTGGTCCGCCCGGGCGGGCGACCGCTATGTCGCACTTTGCCCTCCTAGGCGCTTCATCGCAGGTTCGTGTTGGTGATCCCGAAGATCGAGGAGGGCATCAGCGCGTACGGTCTGGCGCTCGGCAGGCAATCTCGGTGTGATGCTCGAGGAGCCGGCGCGGCTGTCGATAGTGCAGCGGCCGGGCATCAAGCGGCCTCGACCGTTCCGATGGCCAGGAGGGCCGCCATCCGCGCCTCGACTTCGCCAAGGAAAGCGTTCACGGCAACTTCGTCCCTGGCGATCTGCCTGTCGTCGCGGTGCAGCCGCTTGACCCACAGCCGCAGGGCCGATGGTACGCTCGGGTGCCACGAGGCGAAGTCGCACCACATTCGGCCCGTGCAGGCCATCTGCCAGCGCATCTGCGGCCGGTGCGCCTCCGGGATCTCCTCCGCGAGCAGCGTCTCCAGATGGGTGCGCAGCGTCGGGCACTTGAACTCGACCAGGCCGTCCGTACCGACGAGTCGGTCCGGGCTGGCCCCGGCCATTTCGATCGTCGGATGGTCGACGAACCCGACTTTCACGGTGTCGACGCCGTACAGGAACTCGTAGGCGTCGCAGGCCTGGGGCTCCCGTTCCGAGCCCTCGATCATCGCGGCCGTGAGATGGTGCTGCGTCGCGAGGCCGGTCAGGCGCTCGCCCACGAGCTCCATCAGATAGCGCTCGCGCTCCGCAGTCGGCTTGCCGTCGCGCTTGACCGCCAGCACGTCGGCCACGCGCGAAGCCGTGACCTTGCCGCAGCGGGCGTCCAACCACGCGGCGCTGCCCTGGATCATTTCCGCCATGTCAGCGGCCCTCCGGCCGGGCACGCCGGGCGACGGCGCGCTCGATGGCGTCCAGGGCCTCGCCGTAGAGGCTGGCTGGAAGGTCGGGCACGCTCTCGACGGCGAAGACGCGCAGGAACTTGGCCGGGGCGATCCCGTGCTTGGTGAGGAGATTGCGCAGCGTCTCGGCCTGCGCGTCCGAGATCACGTCCGCGGACGCGTCCGCCCCGGACGCCCCGTCGGTGTCGTCCGGATCGTTGGTCAGGGCGATGTTGAAGACCTGCAGGACGAGGTAGCGACGCGCGTAGGTGATCGTCGACCCGATGCCCTGGATGGGCGTCTTGTTGGCCTTCCCCTGTGCGCCCGCCGTGTCGGGCGGCAGATCCAGATGGTAGGCGCGCTCGTGTCCGGCCTCGTGGGCGCAGGTGCATTTCACCCGCAGATGCCCCTGGATCGGCGACGCCTCGGTGTCGAACGAGAGCGAGAAGCCGCGCCGCGCGATGACCGGCTGCGTGGCCCGCGCGATCGTCTCCAGGCGCGCGTAGGGTGCGCCGGAATGCGTGTTCCGGGCATCGCGCAGGACGCGCGGCAGCTCGGCCTGACAGGCCGCCATGGCGGCGATGAAGGCCACCCGGGCGCGCTCAGCCCGATCCTCCCTCGCCATGACCAGGAACCGTTCGACCCGGTCGGGATCGACGTTCGGATCGCGCGCCATCCGCTCGATGATCGAGAGGACCGTGGCACCCTCGCTCGGCGAGGCCGCTGTCACGGCCTGGGACGCCGCATCGGTGGCGACGATCTGCATCTGCGGCTGGCTCACCGGCTCCTCTCCTCTCTCTCTTGCTGCTGGCGGTCACCGGCGCCGCCCGGTCGTGACGGTGCCGAGATCGGCGAGGATGGCGGCGCGGTCGGCGTCGGTCTGGGCCAGCCGGTGCGCGTGCAGTTCGGTCACGGCTGGCGGCAGGCCATCGATCAGGGCCTGCGCGGAAGCGAGGCCGCGGACGATCGAGACGCCGCGGATCTCGGCGAGGCCGGAGTCGTCCCGGCCCACCAGCATCACGACGGCGTCGCACAGCTCCTCGGCATCGCCGGCCGGGACGGGCAGGACCCGCACGACGTAGCGGCGGCCGGAGCGGCCGCGCCAAGCGGACAGGGGCATGATGGGGCTCCCGCGGAGGCCTGCTGTGGAGCGGAGGCGCTCCTCGCGCGGTAGGCATTCAGCGGCCGCCCGATCGGCTGGCGCGATCTGGAGGGCGAAGCGGCGGGCCGCCTGCTGGTTGGCGATGACGGCCGCCTGCGCGTCCAGTCGATCACGGCGTTCCTCGAGGGTCATATGATCGAAGGCATGGCCGGCCATGGTCAGGCGGCCTCGCGGATCTGGTCGGCTTCACAATCCGCGATTGCCGCCAGCTCTTCGGCCTCCTCGGCTTCGCGCTCCTCGATCCAGTGGCGCGCTGCCGCGATGCAGTCGAAGCCTTCGGCTTCGAGCCCGCGAGGACTGCGGACCGCGTAGGTGCGATCCAGAATGACGACCCAGCGGTCGTCGGACTTGAATGGGAGGTGGACGCTTCCGCCCGAAGCGGAGGCCTCGAAGGTGAGGTTGACGTGAGACTGGGCGGCTTCGGACACGAGAAGCTCCATCGCGGCGGGCGATGCAGCGTTGTACGCATACAGCGTACGTTTTGTCAACGCATAACGCGTACGAATGGGCAAAACGTACGAATGGTCGGTCCGTTTGGCCTGCCGGTACGTCAATCCCTTGTTGAGGTCCGCGCATAGGCCTGCGATCGGCCGGAACGGGCTGACCACCCGTCAGAGAGAGCGGCGGCCCATGGGATTCGGCCACGCTCTGAAGCCTCTGCTCCGCCGAGCGGCGCGCAGGCGGTGGCGGAGAGCGTCGCGGGGGAGCCAGCAACGTCGAGGGTATCGCGGAGGCTGCCCTGCGCGTCCTCTCCGGATCGTGGCGCCGGACCTATGCCGGTCGATACCAGCCCGTGACGATCCCGAGGATGCGGACCTGGTCCTCGCTGGCGCCGAGATCGAGCACTTGCTGGTGATCTGGATGCGTGCTGTCCGGGCACAGGAGGACCTGGTCTCCGTCGGACCGGACCTTCCTGATGGTCCACTCGATGAAGTCGCCGCGCCACCGCTCGACATGAACGTATTTTCCGTTCGGCGGAGTATGCCGGCCCTCACCGTAGCGCTGGCAGATGGCATAATGCCCGTCCGGTGCGACTTTATTGAGTGAAGGCCCAACAATTCGAAGGACGTACTGCCCAACTTTATTGACGTAATGCTCATTCGGGACGGAGATCCAGTCCTCCGGCTCGTCCAAAGACGGGCTTCGCTCCATCCAATTGCTCGCATGTGCTGGTCCCATGACGGGCAACATGCCGGAACGAATCAGGAGGACGCTAGATGCTGCGTCCCGGGGCTCATGGGGCGGCAGCTTCAAAATTGTGGACGCCGCGAGAGGCATGATCTCGAGCTGCGCCATCCACGCGCCGTGATCCGCGTCGCCGTGAACGAGCACGATCAGTTCGGCCGGCTGAATCGGCGGCGTCCCCTTGCCAACAAGAGCGCGGGCGAGCTTGGCCGCCACCTTCGGCTGCAGCGACTCTATCGTCTGATCCTCGAAGTAGCGCTGGATGCTAGATCGGCCCCGGTAACCGGCCTCCCGGGCTACCTGCTCGAGGGACATGCCGGCACGCTCGCGCAGGTGGGCGAGACGTTCCGCGACGGGCCGGGCGCTGGTTGTGACCATTGCGCAGCTATGACGCACAGAGTCGTACGCTTTCCACGTTGACGTACGTACGTTCATTGCGTACGTATCGATGCATGACGCCCGCAGAGCGCATCATCCGGCGATTCGGTGGCATTCGACCCATGGCGTCGAAGCTCCGCGACACGCCGCCCTCGACCATCCAGGGCTGGATGGAGCGCGGCCTCATCCCGATCCGCCGAGCGCCCCAGATCATCGCCGCCTCCCGCGACCTCCCGCGCCCGGTGACGGCCGCCGATTTCATCCCGCGCCGCGACGCGGATGATCCGGTCGATGCCGCACGGGAGGAGGCTGTCTGATGCCGCCCGGTCCGCGCCCGCGCAATTGGCTACCGGTCGCCCGAGGCCTCGGCCGCATTGGCGGCCTCGAGCAGGGCTGCTGCGAGGTCGCGAGCCTGACCGACGCGCATCCCGACCGTGTGCAGTACGGGCCCCGCACGAGCGCGCGGATCCTGAACGCGGCCGCCGGTGGTCATCAGCACGTAGGGGCCGCCCGGCCCAGGCAACGGCGCCACCAGGAAGCCGTTCAGCGCGTGGATCTCCGGTCCAGTCTCCATCCCGCTTCCCTCTCCCGCGGCACGGCCGCCGGCACCCGCGAATCCCTGCGCGCGCGGGCCGCGCACCGCACCCGCAGACACCGCGCCGGCCCTGCCCGGAGCTTGCCGCTCGCCGGACCTCATGCCGGCTTCGTCCTCACGCCCCGGCTGCCTCGCTGGCCGCATTGCAGCCGGGGTGTCGCCGTTCTTCTCCGCCGCTTCCGTCGCCTCCCGTCCGCACGCCGTGCTTCGGCCCCGCCGAGGATCTCGCATGGAGGGCTGATCGAATGCGGTCAAAATCGCGGTGGCGTCGCATGGTGACGGTGGAGCAGGCCAACGAGGTCGCCCGGGATCCGCTTCTGCGGCTCGTGCTGGATCGGAAGGATCGCACGGGCTCGCTGATGGCAGCCTACGATGATGTCGGGGGATGCCTCGGCCGCTCGCCGTCGTGGGTGCGCAAGGTGATCGGGCGCGCGGCCGACGTCTCGGTCGGTCTCCATGACTGGCTCAACATCAACACGCTCTGCGCGAGGCTCGACGCGGCGAGCGCGCGGCTGGAGGCCGCGACAGCGGCCCGGGAGGAGGCGCGACGTGCGGTTCGTGAAGCTGCTGCGGTCGCTGGGCCGCTTCGGTCTGGCCGCGATTCGGGACCTGCGGTCGCGCCTGCGTGCGTGATGCCGGGGACGCTGGCCGAATTGCCCCGCGCCCCGGGCTGAGGATTTCCGCCCCTGCGCGGCGTGCCCCGCGCAACCTGGAGGCCCGCGATGGCCGAGAACCCGGACAGCCCCCGGCCAAGGGGCGACGCGCGTCCGCTCGTGTCCCTGGCCGCGCTCGCAGTCGCGGAATAGCCCGATGCGCTGGATCCTCATCCGCGCCGGCGCGGTTCTCGGCCGGGGCAGCCGCGAGACCGTGCTGACGCTCGCCGAGCACCACGGTCTCGTCTGGCACGCGACCTCGGGACGTTCGCCCGAGCCCGGCCGGGGCTACCATCCCGACGGCACGGAACTGCCGCCGCGGCTCGTCCAGGGCGCCCTGATCCTGCCGGAGGCCATGCTGCCGGCGCGAGCCCGGAGGCGCGCGGCATGAATCTCCCGAGCGCACTCACGGCACGCCTGGAGGCGGTCCGACCGGAATACCGCGTGCTCCCGCACAATATCGACGCAGAGCAGGCGCTGCTGGGCGCGATCCTGGTGAACAACGACGCCTACCACCGGGTGGCCGCCTTCCTCCTGCCCGAGCACTTTATGGAGGAGGCGCACCGCAAGATTTTCACGGTGGCGGGTGCACTGATCCGGGCTGGCTCGGTCGCCACGCCGATCACCCTGAAGACCTATCTGGGCGACGCCGATTTCGGCGGCCAGACGGTGATGCAGTACCTCGCGAGGCTCGCTGCCGATGCGACCACCGTCTGCAACGCGGGCGCCTACGCCCGCACGATCCATGACCTCGCGATGCGCCGCCGTCTGATCACCGTCGGCGAGGAACTGGTGAGCGGTGCCTACGAGGCGCCGGTGGAGCATGCGCCCCGCGACCTGATCGAGGCCACCGAGGCCCACCTGCTCGACCTGATCGATACCGAGCCGGGCTTGGCTTCGACGGCGCAGAGCGCGGCGCAGTCCGCCGCCTGGATGCGCGAGCGGATCGACGGCCTGCGCTCAGGACTCATCCGTTCCACCGCGATCCCGACCGGCCTGTCCGACCTCGACCGCGCCACCAACGGCGGGTTCCAGCGCGGCCAGCTCTGGATCCTCGCCGGGCGCCCCGGGATGGGCAAGACCGTGGCGATGACGACGCTCAGCCGCCTCGCCGCTCGCGCGTCCGGCGTGCTCGCATTCCAATGCGAGGTGACCCGGGACCAGCAGATGGCCCGCTACCTCGCCGACCTGTCCTACCGGCACAACCGGCCGCTGCCCTTCGGCCGAATCATGGCCGCCGTCGACCTCGACGAGGAGGAGATGTGGCGGCTCGACGAGGCGATGCGGCGGTTCGAGCGCCTCCACCTCACCCTGACCTGCGAGCCTACGGTCAGCCTCGCGCAGATCGCCGCGGCGTTGAAGGTGGAGAAGCGGCGCCTCGCGCGGCTGGGCATCCCGCTCGGCGTCGTGTTCATCGACTATCTGAAGTTCATCAAGGTCTCGGACCGGTACCAGGGCAACCGGGTGCTGGAGATCGGCGAGATCACCGGCGGGCTGAAGCAGCTCGCCAAGGCCGAGGACATCTGCGTGGTGCTGCTGACGCAGCTCAACCGCGCCGTCGAGGCCAAGGACAGGACCGACCGCCGCCCGAACGTCGCGGACCTGCGCGATTCCGGAGAGATCGAGCAGGACGCCGACGCGGTGCTGATGCTGTACCGCGAGGCCTACTACCTGGAGCGCAAGCTGAAGGCCTCCGGCGGCGATCCCGAGATCGGCGCGCGCCTGATCGAGCGGCAGAACGCCCTCGAGCTCATCCTCGCCAAGAACCGCTCCGGCCCCTGCCCCACCCTCGACCTGTGGTGCGACGTGGCCGCCTCCGCCATCGCCCAGACCGCACGAGGCCCGCTATGAGCCAGCATTCCGCCGCGTCCACGCCCTTGCCCGATCCGCTCGTGCCGGCAGACATCGACGTGGACGGGATCCACGGCTTCCTGCTGCACACCGATCGGCTGTTCCATTCGGAGCTGTGGGCGCTCTCGACCGGCGACGAGTTCAAGGCCGCGGTCGCCCTGTGGTGCCACGCCTGGCGCCAGCGCCCGGCGGGCTCGCTGCCCGACGACGACCGGCTGCTCGCCGCTTTCTCCGGGGCGGGCTCACGCTGGAAAAAGGTGCGGACGATGGCCCTGCGCGGCTTCGTCCTGTGCGCGGACGGCCGCTACTATCACCGGGTCCTGTGCGAGGACGTGCTGCGCGCCGCCGAGGCGAAGGACGCGCGGCGCGAGCGGACCGCCGCAGCCACGCGTGCCCGTCAGCGCAAGGGGGATCCCGAGACGACCCCGGCCGGCGGCGAAAAACCCAATCTTCTCAACGAAACGGCCGATCGTAACGATGGTCGTCACGATCAACGTCACGACCCACGCGACGATCGACGTGACGATACCGTCACGGTCGCCACGCGCGGACCGTTACGTTCACCAAGGGAAGGGGAAGAAGAAGGGAAGAAGAAAGATATACCGGCGGCCGCCTGTGATCCTGTACCCCGCGCGGAACGCGCGCCGCCCTGGAACAACCGGGCGAACTTCGACCGCGTCGAGCATCGGTGCCGGACCGCCCTGCCCCCGGGCTGGTGCCTGGACCCCGTCGTCGGTCCGATGGCGCGGCTGGAGGCGGACGGCCTCGACCTCGAGCGGGAGATCGTCCCGGCGATCCTCGACCTCGCGGTCAGTCGCCGCGTGCCGATCAGGACCTGGGCGCTGCTGGCCAACGCGGTCGCCGAGTACGTGGCCGCCCAGCGCCGGAGCCGCGCCGCGCAGGGCCTGCCCGCCGTGCCGCCGGCGCCGGTACCGCCCGACGAGATGATCGACCTGCCCGGCGGCCTGCGCTGGCCCGAGGCCGACCTGCGGACCTGGATCGCCCGATTCCGCGAGAACCCGGCGACGTGGTCGGAATCGCTGTTCGGCCCGCCCCCGGGCCAGCCCGGATGCCGGATTCCGCCGCGGCTGCTGATCGGAGAGGCCGCGTGACGGCGCCGCGCAGAGCCGGCTCGCGCCCTGCGGCCGAGGTCATCGCGTGCGATCGAGGAGCGTGACATGGGTCGGAAGCGCGGAACGAACGGATCCCGGATCAGGGCCGAGCACGCGGTGATCGACCAGAGCCTGACGTGGTTCGTGGTCCACACCCTGCCGCTGCACGAGGCCTCGGCCGCCGAGGAGTTCGGGACGCTGGCCATGGACTGGTGGCTGCCACGCTACCGCGTCACCGTGGTCCGGCGCGGGCGCAAGATTGACACGCAGGCGATCTTCTTCGCCTCGTACCTGTTCGTCGGGCTCGACAGGCAGCGCCATGCGCGGCGCTGGACCGAGCCGCTGTTCGACAGCCGCCACGTCATCGACGTGCTCGGCCGGCGCGCGCCGCTGGAGATCCCGGGTTCGGTCCTGCAGGCCCTGTCCGATCGGATCGCGGGCGTCGACGAGACGGACCGGGCGAAGCGGCGCCGGGAGGCCGCGTTGCTCCAGGTCGGCGAGCTGCGCCGGATCTTGAACGGGCCGTTCATGTCGTTCTTCGCAGAGGTCCAGGATGTTCTCAGCAACGGGATCGTGCGCGCAGAGGTCGGCATCTTCGGCCGCGCCACGCCGGTCGAATTCACACCCGACCAACTTGGCGATCCGGTGGCGGCTTGACTTGGAAACCTGGATCTGAGTCTATCCCGATGTGGACGGCCGGATCGTGAGCTGCGCTCGGTGGAGGGTGCGCCTGCCGGAACTACCGGATCACGTGTCAGCGTCGGGATGATCTGCCCACGCGCGACATGCACAGCCTGGATTGTGCGCTCGATCGAGCACCGCTGCTCCGCAGAGCCATAGTGCCCCGAATCTCGCCGCCGCGATCCCGAATTAAATAGCCTCGGAAATTCGATGCCCCGTGGAAGGCCGAAGGGCGCGCGCAACAAGGCCACGGCGGAGATCAAGACGCTCTGCCAGGAGCACGGCCCGAAGATGGTCGAGCGCCTCGTGGCCATCGCCAGCAGCGCGAAGACGCCGGAGGGCGCGGCGGTCGCGGCGATCCGGGAGATCCTCGACCGCGGCTACGGCAAGCCGACCCAGGCGCACGAGCACGGCGGCCTCGGCGGTGGTCCGATCGCGGTCGACCTGACGGGCGCAACCGATGAGCAACTGGCCGCGCTCGGCGCTCTCTTCGGTCCGCTTGCCGCCGCCGGCGCAGCTGCTGGCGGCGATCCGGGCGGAACAGGCGCGGCGTAGCGAGAGGGCCGAGCGCGAGCGGATCCGGACCCGCAGCGCGTCGCTCGCTGGCTTCGTCCAGGAGGCCTGGCACGTCCTGGAGCCCAATCAGCCCTACGTGCACGGTTGGCACATCGAGGCGATCTGCGCGCATCTCGAGGCGATCACCCACGGGCGCTTCCTCGCCCTCGGGCTGGAGAACCGCCTGCTGATAAACGTCCCGCCGGGCACGATGAAGTCGCTCATCGTCTCGGTGTTCTGGCCGGCCTGGGAATGGGGGCCGTGCGGCCTTGCCGGCCTGCGCTACCTCACGACCTCGTACAAGGAGGACTTCGTCAAGCGCGACGCGCGCCGCATGCGCGACCTCGTGTCGAGCGCGTGGTACCGGGCACTCTGGCCGCACGTCGCGCTGTCCCGCTCGGGCGAGATCTCCTTCGCCAACACGGCGACCGGCTCGCGCGAGGGTATGCCGTTCGCCTCGCTGACCGCGGGCCGCGGCGACCGGGTCATCATCGACGATCCGCACTCCACCGAGACGGCCGAGAGCGAGACGGAGCGCGAGCGGACGCTGCGCATCTTCCGCGAATCGGTGACGACGCGCCTCAACGATCCCGCGCGCTCGGCGATCGTGGTGATCATGCAGCGCCTGCACGAGCGCGACGTCTCGGGCGAGATCCTGCGGCTCGGCCTGGGCTACGTCCACCTGATGCTGCCGATGGAGTTCGAGCCGGACCGCGCCTGCCGGACGCCGATCTTCGCCGACCCGCGCACGCTGGACGGCGAGCTGCTGTTCCCCGAGCGCTTCCCGCGGGCCGTGGTCGAGCGCGACAAGGTCCCGCTCGGCGCCTACGCGGTGGCCGGGCAGTTCCAGCAGCGGCCGGCGCCGCGCGAGGGCGGGTTGTTCGACCGGGCGGGGTTCGGGATCGTCGACGCGCTGCCGCCGATCGAGAAGTGGGTGCGCGCCTGGGACTTCGCCGGCACGAGGAAGCGGCCGGGCGCCGATCCGGACTGGACCGTCGGCGTGAAGATGGGCCGCGGGGCGGACAAGCGGTTCTACATCGCCGACGTGGTTCGGGTGCGCGAGACGCCCGGCAAGGTCCGCCAGCGGCTGATCAACACCGCCGGCCAGGACGGGGCCGCGGTCGGCATCCGGATCCCGAAGGATGCGGGGCAGGCCGGCATCGCGCAGGCTGAGGACTACGTCACGGCACTCGCGGGCTTCATCGTCAGCGCCGTGGCGCCGACCGGGTCGAAAGAGGTGCGCGCCAAGCCGCTGGCCAGCCAAGTCGAGGTCGGCAACGTGCTGCTCCTGCGCGGACCGTGGAACGAGGCGTTCCTCGAGGAGCTGGGGATGTTCCCGGCCGGCAGCCACGACGATCAGGTGGACGCGGCCGCCGACGCGTTCAACGAGCTGGCCGGCGTCCTGCCGGGCGAGGGGCTGATCGAGTTCTACCGTCGGCAGACCGCGGCAAGCTCAGTTTCGGAGAGCCCTCGCCACGGGTGGTCGATGCCGAGCGGCGCGGCCGAGGGCTCGACAATCGAGCTGGTGGCACCGGGCGGCACAGGGTCAGTGATCGGCTTGTCGGGGGCACGCTATACGCCTGACACTCATGGGCGTATCGCGGTCGTGACCACGGACGCCGGGCCGCTGCTGGCCTTTGGCTTCAGCTATGCAGCCGAGGCGACCTGAAGGTCCCCTTTTGGGTGGTTTTCTGCCCGTCCGCTTCCACTCGTAGATGAGGCGGAAGCGGACGTCCGATTGTTCGATCAATCTATGCACGCGAGCGGCGATAGGCTCGTGTCAGGCTGCCCGGACGGTTTCGAGGAAGCGGCCGACCTCGGCACCGAGATGCTCGGATTGCCGCGACAGCTCAGAGGCCGCCGACAGAACCTGCGCGGCGGCCGCCCCCGTCTCCTCCGAGGCCTGCGCCACGCCCGCGATGTTGCCCGTCACCTCGTTCGTCCCTGCCGAGGCCTGCGCCACGTTGCGGACGATCTCCTGCGTGGCTGCGCCCTGCTGCTCCACCGCCGACGCGATCGAGGTGGCCACGCTGTCGATCTCGCGAATCCGGCCGGTGATCCCGCCGATCGCCGTCACCGCCTGATCCGTCACCCCCTGGATCTCGCCGATCTGGCTCGCGATCTCCTGGGTGGCGCGGGCCGTCTGCTCGGCCAGAGCTTTCACCTCCGTTGCCACAACCGCGAAGCCCTTGCCGGCCGCACCGGCTCGGGCTGCTTCTATCGTGGCGTTGAGCGCCAGCAGGTTGGTCTGGCCGGCAATACCGGAGATCAAGCCGACCATCTCGCCGATCTTGCTGGAGGTTGTCTTCAGGGCCTGAACAAGATGAGCCGTCTGGGCTGCTTCGCCGACCGCGGCCTGGGCGAGATGGGCGGAGCCCTGCACCTGCCGGCCGATCTCCTGCACGGACGAGCCGAGTTCCTCGGCCGCGGCCGCGACCGTGTTGACGTTGGTCGACGCCTCTTCCGCGGCTGCGGCCACGCCGGTGGACTGCGCGGCGGTCTCCTGGGCGGTGGCGGTCATCTGCTGGGCGGTGGCCTGGAGCTCGGTGGCCGAGGACGAGACCAGGCCGACGATGCCGCCGACGGCGCGCTCGAAGCCGTCGGCGAGCTCGATCATGGTGCGGCGGCGCTCGGCGGCGGCGGCCTCGTCGGCGCGGCGCTTCACCTCGGCCTCCTCGGCGGCCTTGCGGGCGACCATGGCCTTGATCCCCTCGACCGCCTGGCCGACGGCGCCGATCTCGTCGCCGCGGGTGGCCTCGCGGATCTCGGCGTCGACCTCGCCACGGGCCATGCGCTGCAGGACCCCGACGAGGCTGCCCAGTGGGCGGGTGATCCCGAAGATCACGATCAGCCCGGCCAAAGTGATGGCGCCGAGCAGACCGAGAGCAGCAGATCCAACCAGCATGTAGGTCCCGTGGTCGGCATTCTGAGCCGCCTGAGCCTTCGCGGCGGCGAGTTCCTCAGCCAGGAGCTGGGATCGCGCCTGCATCCATTCATTGATCTTGAGCCGAGCGGGAATGCCCACGTCACGGGCTAATCGGAATGCGTCATCCCCCTGCTGACGCATGCTCAGGTCATACACAGTGTCGAGCGTCTTGAAGAAGCCCTCGACGGACTCGCGCACGGCGGCGTTGCCACTCCGTCGCTCAGGTGTGTCCGCCAAAGTCACGAGCCGATCCGATGCCTCACGGGCCTCGGTCATTGCGGTTTGTTGAAGTATCCGGAAGCGTGCTTTCTTCGTTGGATCGGTTTCCAGAAGCATATTCCGGTCCATAGCGGTGGCTTCTGTGATGCCGCCGCGCATATGGAGGAGCGCATCCAGTCGGCTGGCCTGGAAGTCGACGATCTTAGCCGTCTGTTCTGCAAGCCCTTGCATCACAGATCGAGCATAGACGATCAGTCCTGCGCTGATCATTAACGTCAGAACGAGCGGTAACGATATCTTAATTATTATTTTCCCGTCCCGGAAAAGTTGCATCTCGGCCCCCAATAAATAGGCAAATGCCCATTTTTGAGACAGCGCATAAGGGGTAAATTTCTACTTAAACATTGTATCTGCCAAGCATCGAAACTGATCTATCGAGAGGTTTTGACATCCACTGAGTGTTGGCATCGAATCAAAGACTACTTCTGGATGCGCCGTCCGCGTCTGCTTTCGGCGATGTGAAACGGACGCCTTACCGACTGATGTGGGTCGCAATCAGACGACCCTGATCATCCGTCTTGGATCGTAGGCTCAGCACTTGCCAAGCGCCTCTTCGGGCTCCGCCAAAGGGCTACCGCATTTGGCCTCACTCTCGCGCGGCGGCGTGGCGGGCCTCTCGCTCGGGCCGCTCGCCTACACCCTCACCTATGGAAGCGCGGGCTCAGGCTCGACGATCGGCCAGGGCTCGGGTTGGTTCGGTCCGTCCGCGCCGATGCGCCCGTCCGCGCCAGCAGAAGTCGCCGGCCGCCGCTTCGACTACTCGACCGGCTACAACCTCAACACCACCGCGCGTGCCCACGAGCCGGTCTCGTTCGCGCAGCTGCGCCGCCTCGCCGACGGCTACGACCTGCTACGGCTCGTAATCGAGACGCGGAAGGACCAGGCCGCCCGGATGAAGTGGGCGATCAAGCCGCGCGACAGCGGAAAGCCGGCCGCCGCGAAGACCGCGGCGATCACCGCGTTCCTCGCCAAGCCCGACGGCGTCCACCCCTGGACCGACTGGCTGCGCATGGGCCTGGAGGACGTGTTGGTCCTCGACGCCTGGACGACCTTCAAGCAGCGCTCTCGTGCCGGCGACCTCCTGGCCTTGGAGCCGATCGACGGCGCCACCATCAAGCCGATCCTCGGCGAGGACGGCCGCGTGCCGATGCCGTGGGTGAAGGGTGGCACGACCGTCTGGCCGGAGGCCTATCAGCAGATCCTCAAGGGCCTGCCGGCGGTGAACTACACCGCTCGCGAGTTGCTCTACCGCCCGCGCAACCTGCGCACCGACCGCGTCTACGGCTTCTCGCCGGTCGAACAGGTGATGACCACCGTCAACATCGCCCTGCGCCGGCAGGTCATGACCCTGGAGTACTTCACCAGCGGCACCGTGCCGGACGCCCTGATCGGCGTCCCTGAGACCTGGGGCCCGGACCAGATCGCGACCTACCAGACCTACTGGGACTCGCTCTTCACCGACAACTTGGCCGCGCGCCGGCGCGCCCGCTTCGTGCCCGGCAAGGTGGCGCTCCACCAGACCGGCGAGCCCCAGCTCAAGGGCGAGTTCGACGAGTGGCTGTCGCGGGTGGTGTGCTTCGCCTTCTCGATCTCGCCCCAGGCGCTGATCAAGCAGATGAACCGCGCCTCGGCCGACACGCAGAAGGAACTCGCCGAGGAGGAAGGCCTCGCCCCGCTGCTCGACTGGATCAAGGGCGTCCTCGACGAGGTGATCGCCGACGACCTCGGCGCGCCCGAGCTGGAGTTCGCGTGGCAGGAGGACGAGCAGATCGACGAGGCCGCGCAGGCCGAGCGCCTGCGCGGGCTGACCGCGGGCGGGCTGATGCGCCTCAACGAGGGCCGGAAGATCCTGGGCCTCGATCCCGATCCGAGCCCGGCCGCCGACGTCCTGATGGTGATGACCGGCGCGGGCCTCGTGCCGATCGACGCGAACACGCTGGCGGGCAAGAAGGCGGCGCTCGACGCGTTCGGGCCGCCGCCCGGGGCGAACGGATCCGGTAGCTCCGGGCAGGCGGCCGAGGAAGAGGACGACGGACCGTCGGACTCGATCGCCAAGTTGCTCAGTGAGTTCGACGAGGCTCAGCCGCGGGACGCGCGCGGCCGCTGGACCGATCGAAGTGCAGGCGGCGATGCGGATGAGGCCGCGGAGCGCGCCGCGTTCAAGCGCACCGTCCTGCGCACCGCGATCGGTGGGGCGGTGATCGCCGGAGGCGCGATCGTCACGGCCGCGTCCGGCGGCACCGTGCCGGCCGCGGTCGAAGCGGCGGTCTGGATTGCCGAGAACTACCTGCTCGGCGACGCGCTGGTCACGGCTGGCCGTCACATCGGCGCGCATCTCGGCTATGACGACGAAGAGGTCGCGCGCATGCTCGACCACCTCGCCGGCGTGGTCGGGTTCGGCAAGGCGTCTGGGAACGCCGCCGCGGGCGAACGGATCCGGGACCGGCTCGCCGAGGTGGTGGACGCCGTGCTCGACGCGATGATCGGCACCGTCCGCGACTCCGGCCTCGACGCCGACCGTCGCAGCGCCGTCGTGGCCGCCCTGGAGGATCTGCGCGGTCGCCTCGCGACGCGCATCGCGCATCTGCCGGCGCCGCGCCACGAGACCGCCGGTGCGGAACTCACCAAGCGCCGGGTGTGGAGGCCGGCAGACCCCGTCCCTTTCGATCGGTCGGCGACCCGCCGGGCCATGCGTGCGATTGCGGGGCGGCTGGAGACAGCCCTGGCGGCTACCCGCTCTGACGTGGTCGCCGGGCTGCGCGGGCTCGGCAAGCTCGCCAAGGCCGGCCCGGATCCCGACGATGCCGACGCGCTGCGCCAGGCGCTGAACGCCTTTCTCGACGAGTTCGACTTCACGGATCTACGCGCGGTCGCGCCGGAGGTGGCCGAGGAGCTGGAGGCCGTCGCCGCCGATGCGGGCCGCCGCGCGCTGGCGCAGGTCGGTGCCGCAAGCCGTGAAGAGCTGGTCGACCGCGTCAACGCGCGGGCGGTCGCTGCGGCCAGGACCCGGGCGGCCGAGATGGTCGGGATGCGCTTCGACGCCGACGGGCGACTCGTGCCGTCGGCCGACGCGCGGATGGTGATCACAGAGGCGACCCGCGACCGGCTGCGCGAGACCATCGCGTCGGGCCTGGAGCGCAACCTCGGCCTCGACGCCATCGCGGAGGCGATCGAGACCGACTACGCTTTCTCGGAAGAACGGGCGGCGCGCATCGCCGAGTACGAGGTGGCCAGCGCCAACGGTGCGGCGTCGCTGGAGAGCTACCGGGGGGCGGTCGCGGACGGCATCGCGGTCCGCAAGGCCTGGTGGGCCGAGGAGGGCTGCTGCGCGGTCTGCCAGGCCAACGCGGATGCCGGCGCGCTCGCCCTCGACGAGGCGTTTCCGAGCGGGGACCACGCGACACCCGCGCATCCGTCCTGCCGCTGCGTCGTGGTGCCGGTCGTCGCGGAAGACGCGGCCGTCGACTAGGGGCGCAGCCCGCTGAAGCTCCCGCGGGGCAAGCCTTCCCGGCCCCAAGTCGACACCGCTTCCACGACCGCCGCGCGCCTCGGCCAGGTCTTGAGCCGCGGCACCACCACGTTTCCGCCGGAGCCTCGCATGCCCGAGCTGTCCCTGTTCCTGCCGCTGACGAAGGTCGATGCGGCCAACCGGCTCGTCTACGGCCTGGCCACCGCCGAGACCCCGGACCGGGCCGGCGAGGTCTGCGACTACGCCTCGACGAAGCCGCTCTACGAGAAATGGTCGGGCAGCATCGCCAAGGCGACCGACGGCCGATCGCTCGGCAACCTGCGGGCGATGCACGGCAAGGTCGCGGCCGGCAAGGTCACGCAGATCGCCTTCAACGACGACGCCAAGCAGATCGAGATCTGCGCGAAGGTGGTCGACGACGAGGAGTGGCGGAAGGTCGAGGAGGGCGTCTACACCGGCTTCTCGCAGGGCGGCGCCTACGCCAAGCGCTGGCGGGGCGAGGACGGCCTGCTGCGCTACACCGCCGATCCGAGCGAGGTCAGCCTCGTCGATCTGCCCTGCCTGCCCTCGGCGACGTTCCAGGTGCTGAAGGCCGATGGTGCGGCCGAGACGCGGGCGTTCGCGGAGTCGGTGCGGATCGCCGCGCCGCCCGAGCCGACCAACGCGGACGTCTTCGCCAAGGCGGGCGAGTTGGCCGCGGCGGCCGGTCGGCCGGGCGAGGTAGGCGACTTCGTGGCACCGGCGCTCAAGGCCCTCATGAAGGCGGCCGAGGTGGCGACGCTGGCCCAGGCGCAACCCGCCCCCGAGCCGCCGCCTGGATCCGCGCCCGCGAGCGAGGGCGAGGTCGAGCAAGTCTGGAAGGCCAAGGACGGCAGCACCTTCGCCAAGAAGGCGGACGCGCTGGCGCACAACGCCCGCACCGAGGCCGAGGCGTCCGCGAGAGCCGCGGCCGGCCCGGTGCTCGACGCGCTGTCCGACCTGGGCAAGCGGCTCGGGGCCGGGAACGGCGAAGCGGCCGCCTCCGGCAGCGCGGAACAGCCTCCGGAGCGACCGCGCAGGCGCGCCCACGACGAAGTCGGCAAAGCGGCTGACGGTCCGGACCTCGCCAAGGATCTCTACGGCGTGTCGCGATTGGCGGTGCTGCTGAGCGAGATTAAGAGCATGGTCGGCTCGGCGGTGTTCGACGTGGTCTACGCCGACGGCGATGCGGCGCTGCCCCGGCAGATGAAGGCCTGGGCCACGCAGGGCGTGGCGCTCCTGCAGGCCATGGTCGCGGCCGAGATGGCGGACCTGATGGACGATGCGCCGACCGACGAGGCGATCGCGTTGGCCGCCGGCCCACTGTCGGACGCCACCTACGACGCGCTGGTGAAGGCAGTCGCGTCCGATAGCCCCGCCGGTCGGGCGCTCGCCAAGATCGGAGCGCGCAACAGCCAGGCGGACCAGGAGCGGATCCAGCGCATGCACGACGATGCTTGTGGCCTCGGGGCGACCTGCGGCGCGGCGGAGAAGGCGGCCGGCGGCAGCCTCGACAAGGGCGGCGCGGCGATCGAGGCGGTGCGCGCCGAACTCGCCAAGATGACAGGCCAGCGCGACGCGCTCCAGAAGACGCTGACCGACGAGGTACTGCCGCAGATCGCGGCGCTCGCGAAGATGGTGGGGGATCAGCCCGTGCCGCGCCATCTCGTGGGCCGCGCGATCACGAAGGGTACCGAGGGCAGCTCGGTCGGCTCAGACGCCCCATCAGCCGAGGCGATCTGCGACCATCTCGCCAAGATGAGCCCGGAGGCGCGCGCGGATCTGCTGATCAAGGTCTCGCACCAGAACCCGCAGCAACTCGCGCTCGCACGCTGATCCGCTCGAATCCGCTGCACGCATATGGTCACTCACGACCGCTTGCGACCCATCACAGACGGTGGGAACGTCGTTTGCGTTTCTCCAAAGCGGTCGTTTGCCGGAACTACGGCACGTTCGGCAGGGTGGAGAGCAGGCACGAAGCCAACGTCTACGTCCCTCTGTTGCTGCTCAGAACCAACCCCACCTGTGGTGACGTCGAAAGCGCGCTCTGCTGAGGAATTATGGACAAGCTTACCCTCTACACCTCGCCGTCAGCCTTCCCGAATCCGCAGCGGGTGCGCCTGCTCATGTACGAGAAGGGTATTGCGCAGCATGTCGAGGAGCGTGTGCTCGACATGGCACCGGGCGGTGAGCAGCGCGGCTGGCGACATCTCAAGCGCAATCCGTGGGGCGAGACCCCGACCCTTGAGCTCCCGGGTGGCGGTTATCTGGCCGAAAGCGTCGCGATCGCGCGCTACCTCGACGAGAGCTTTCCGGGCCGCAAGATCATGGGCGAAGGCGCATTGGAGCAGGCACAGGACGTGATGTGGAACGACCGGATCTGGGTGCAGATCCTGTACCGGCTCACAACGCTGTTCCACGTGCTCCACCAGGGCCTTGGGCCGAAGCTGGAACTGACTAACAACCCGCAATGGGGCGAGCATTGCCGTAAGGAGGCGCTCTCCCATGCCGGGCTCGTCGACCGGCATCTGTCGGATGGGCGGGATTGGATGCTCGGTGGCGCGCACCCGACCTTCGCCGACATTACGCTGTGCACGGCGATCGCGTTCTCGAAGTTCGGTCCGGTCGCGACCCCACTGGATGAGCGCTACGAGCAGCTCGACCGGTTCTGGCAGCGCTGGAAGGCGCGCCCGAGCTTCCGCCTCGCTTATGCGGATGGCGGCGGCCTTCAGGAATTGAATGCGCTTCAGACCGCCTGATCGGGACCGGGTTCGGCGGAGCGACCGCGCAACGCGCCGGCTCGCTTCGCCCGCCTGCCAGCATAGGCGCGCAGGGCCGTGCACAACAGCGCGGTCTTCAGCGCGGCGGGGGCTCTCACGGCGAATGTCGCGCGATCGCGAACATCCGCGATAAAGCGGGGGCGTGGCATCACGCTTCGCCCCAGATCACTCCGATGAGGTCCGCTTTCGTCTATCGTCGCCCGGCAGCGGACCGGCGGAAATCCACCCAAGGCAGACTGTCGGTCTTGAAACCGACAGCCCGACATAGACCGTCCGGCTCACCGCACACTCACTCTCGACGCGCCGCGGGTCCGGAGACGGATCGCGCGCGTCACTCGAAGGGCCCCACGGCCCATCCCCCCTCTACGTCCGATGTCGCGCGCCCCGGGGACGGGTCAGCGCCGGCGCGGCCGTGCATCCGAATCGGATCACGCCCCATGACCCAGCGCGTCGACGTCCTCGCCCTCCTCAAGGAGGCGCAGTCCAAGCCGCTCACCGATCCGATCCTGGCGCAGCTCGGGATCGACCTGCAGAAGTCGACTTTCGCGCAGGGCAGCTCGCCCACCTCCGGCCTGACCTTCTATGACCTCGAGCTCGGGGCGAAGTCGCTCTACCCCGTGCTCACGCCACTGCGGAACGCGATCCCGCGCGTCTCCGGCAAGGGCGGCATCCAGGCCGCGTGGCGGGCGATCACCGGCATCAACGTCTCCGGGATGCGCATCGGCGTCTCCGGCGGCAACCGCGGCGGCGTGCAGGTCGTCGCCACCGCCGACTACACCGCCAGCTACAAGGGCATCGGCATCGAGTCGAACGTCGAGTTCGAGGCGCAGTACGCCGCACAGGGATTCGACGACGTGCGCGCCCTCGCCGCCCGAACCGGCCTCCAGAGCCTGATGCTCGGCGAGGAGGCCATGCTGCTCGGCGGCAACACCTCGCTCGCGCTGGGCACCACGCCGACCCCGACCCTCTCCGGCGCGGCCACCGGCGGCGCGCTCGCCGCTCAGACCTGGTCGGTGATCGCCGTGGCGCTGGCACTCGACGGCGTCATCAACGGGACCGTCGCCGGCGGCATCCAGTCGACCATCGCCCGCACCAACGCGGACGGCTCGACCGACGTGTTCGGCGGCGGCGCGGCGGCCAGATCGGCCGCCGCCACGGTCGCGACCACCGGTGCCACCGGGGCGATCGCGGCCTCGGTCGACCCGGTGCCCGGCGCGCTCGGCTACGCGTGGTTCTGGGGCGCGGTCGGCGCCGAGGTGCTGGGCGCGATCACCACGATCAACTCGGTCCTGATCACCGCCGCGGCCGCGGGCAGCCAGACCGCCGCCTCGCTCGGGACCGTCGATCGCTCGACCTCGGCCCTGTCCTTCGACGGGCTCCTGACGCAGGCGCTCCGGCCCGGCTCCGGCGCCACCATCCTCACCCTGCCGCCGGGCAGCGCCGGTGTCGGCACGCCGCTCACCGCCGACGGCGCGGGCGGCATCGTCGAGGTCGACGCGGTGCTGAAGTCCATGTGGGACCTCTACCGGCTCTCGCCCGACACGATGTGGGTGAACAGCCAGGAGGCTCTCAGCATCTCCCGGAAGATCCTCACCGGCAATGCGAGCTCGGCCTACAAGTACGAGATCTCCGTCACCCGGGACCAGCTCGGCGGCGGCTTCATGGCCCGCACCTACCTGAACCGCTTCTCGATGGCGGGCGGCTCGACCCTCGACATCAAGGTCCACCCAAACCTGCCGGCGGGCACGATCCTGTTCACCACCGGCACCCTGCCGTACCCGATCAACAACGTCGGCAACGTCATGCAGGTGCGGGCGCGGCAGGACTACTACCAGATCGAGTGGCCGCTGCGCTCGCGGAAGTACGAGTACGGCGTCTACGCCGACGAGGTGCTGCAGCACTACTTCCCGCCGTCCCTGGCGGTGATCACCAACATCGCCAACGGCTGAGCGGACATGACCGCGCCGCTCGCCCGCATGTTCCCGCCCGGCGACGGGCGCCCGCACGTCACGGTCGCCAACGGCCGCCCCTACCGGGGCACGGCCGGCACCGTCCTCGACGTGCCGGTCTTCGACGCGCAGGTGCTTGAGGCCAATGGCTGGATTCGCGCCGGCGCGCACGCGCTATCCGGCCCGACCGCGGGACGGCCGAGCGCGCCGCTGGCCGACCAGCTCTTCTTCGACACCACGCTGTCGCTGCCCGTCGTCTGGGACGGGCTGGCCAAGGTCTGGCGCAACGTCTGGACCGGCGCCCCGGCTTGACGCCCGCCTCTCGCTTCAGGAACCCCGACATGATCAAGATGCGCGCCCCCGCGGGGCTGACCGGCTTCTCGCACCAGGGCCACGCGCTCGAGCCGGACGCGGACGGCGCGGTGCACGTCGATCCGCGCCATCGTTCCGATCTAGAGGCTCACGGCTTCTCAGCCTGGGATGCTCCCGTGACCGCGGCTGCGGTCTCGATGGCTCTCGGCCCGCTCGACACCGATCGGGCCCGGCTGGTGGCGCTGTTCACCGAGACGGTCGCGGCGATGCCCGACGAGGACGTGGCGCGCATGATTGCCGAGGCGGATCAGCGCCGGCGCCTGGAGCAGGAGGACGCCGAGCGGATCGATCCGGCCAAGGTCACCGCCGCGGACATCGACCTGATGAAGCGCCACGAACTGTTCGCTTTCCTGAGGAAGCGCGGCATCCGCGTCGTGCCGCCGGTCGACAACGACACGCTGCGCGCCAGGGCCCGGGACGCCCTGGCGCCCGCCGCCTGAACCATGATCTGGCCGAGTTCCCACGACCTCGTGCGGCTCGCCGATCTCGGCGTGAGCGAGGATCCCGACCGCTCGGTGCAGCGCCTGATCACGGCGGTGAGCCGCACGATCCTGACCGCGCTGAACCGCCCCGCGATCCTGCCGCGGCGATACACTGAGGTCCGGACCGGGGGAGCGGGTCGCATCCTCCTCGCCAACTGGCCGGTCACGGGGATCGAGGCGGTCACCGTCGGTTCGACGGCAGTCCCGGCGGCCGAGGACGCCGGATCGCGTGGCGGCTACACGCTTCAGCCCGCCGATGACGCCCCGCCTGGCCGGCCGCAGGTGCTCACCCTTCCGGGGCGTCCCGGCTGTGCGGCCGTCTCGGTGAGGTACACGGCCGGCTACCAGATCGCGGCCGGGCCCGTGCCGCTCCCGGGCAGCGCGCCGTGCACGGTGTATCCGGACCAGCCCTACGGCGCCTGGGCCTGCGATCTCGGCGTGGCCTTCGGCACCGGTGCGGCGCTCACCCAGGTCGATCGGGATCCCGCGCAGGGGCAGTACGCCGTCACTGACGCGGGCGGCTACCTGTTCTCGGCCGAGGACGTGGGCGAGGCAGTGGCGATCACCTACGGCTACGTCCCGGCCGATCTCGCCAACGCCGCCCTGGACTGGATCCGCGACCGCATGGCCTACGCCGAGCGGGTCGGCATGCAGTCCAAGTCGCTCGGCGGCCAGGAGACCGTCTCGTACCGGATCGCGGCCGTGCCGGACTTCGTCTCGGCCGCGCTGCAGCCCTACCGCGCGGTGGTGCCGCCGTGCTTACCGAGATCCAGGTCGCGGAGACCCGGGTGGTCGCCCGGTTCGACCGGATGCCCGACGCCGTCCGCGCCGAGATGGTGAAGGCGGTCCAGGTCGAGCGGCTGGTGCTGGAGGCGCTGATCAAGCGCAAGCTCTCCGGCGAGGTGCTCAACGTGGTCACCGGCCGCTTGCGCCGCTCGATTGTCTCGGATGTCGAGCAGGGCGACGACGCGGTGACCGGCACGGTGAGCCAGTCGGGCGACGTCAAATACGGCGCCCGCCACGAGTTCGGCTTCACCGGCGAGGAGACCGTCGCGGCCCATGTCCGCACGATCACGCAGGCCTTCGGACACGCCATCGCCCCGCGCGCGGTCGACGTGCGCAGCTTCACCCGCACCGCCAACACGCCGGAGCGCTCGTTCATGCGCTCCTCGCTGGCCGACCGGTCGGAGGCGAGCGTGGCGGCGCTGAAGGGTGCAGTGGCCCAGGGGATCTTGAGGTGACCGCCCCGCTCGGGCCCCGTAACGCGGCGGTCGTCGCGCTCCAGACCGTTGTGGCTGGCGCCTATCGCTGGAAGTCGGGTCCGACCCGGCGCCTGAAGCTGTTCGCCGACGTGCCGGCCACGCAACGCCCGGCCGTGTTCCTGCACGAGGGCGGCGACGAGAGCTATGCGTGGTCGTCCGGCGCAGTGCCGCGGCGGACGATCGAGGTGAAGATCTTCGTCTACATCGACGCCCGCGACCCGCGCGTGGTCGGCGCGGCGCAGCTCAACGACATCATGGACGCCCTCGACGCAGCTCTGGCGCCGTCCGGCGCCGACCTGGCGCTGGGCCGCACGACGCTCGCCGGCACCCCGTACATGGCCCGCATCACCGGCCGGCCTGTGAAGGTGCCGGGTGACCTCGACGGCGACGGCTTCCTGGTCGTGCCGGTCGCGATCGAGCTTCCCTGAAGGAGCCTTCCATGCCGACCGACGATGATGCGAGCGCCAACGCGGCGCCCGTGCCCGTGCGCGCCGACGCCCCGCCGATCCGCGGCGACACGCTGGCGGCGCGGATCGACAACCTGCACGCCGACATGCTCGGCGGCACCGCGCTCGGCCACCACACCGCGCTGTGGAACCTCGTCCACGCCTTCAAGGAGCGCGTGAAGGCACTGGTCGCCGAGCTCGAGCACGCCGCGCCCTGACCGCGCCGCCCCGACCCTCCTGAGAGGAGATCCGCATGTATTCCTTCGGCTCCGGGGTCCTGATCGGCACCCGCACCGATATCGCCAACGCGACCCCGGTGAACTTCGGCCTCGTCCAGGAGGTCACGATGGACGAGACCGCCACGATCAAGGAACTCTACGGCCAGCAGCAGCACCCGTTGGCCATCGCCCGCGGCACGATCAAGACCACCGGCAAGGCCAAGGTGGCCCGGATCTCCGGGCTGGCCATGGCCTCGCTGTTCTACGGCGTCACGCCGGTGCCGGGGCAGCTCATGACCGCCTTCGGCGAGTCCGGGACGATCCCGGCCGGGTCGCCCTACACGGTGACGGTCGCCAATGCGGCGACCGCGGCCGACGATCTGGGCGTGCTGAACGCGCTCACCGGGCTGCCCTTCACGAAGGTCGCCAGCGCGCCGGCCGCCGGCCAGTACAGCGCGGCCAGCGGCGTCTACACCTTCGCCGCCGCCGACCAGGGGAAGATGCTGCTGATCAACTACACCTACGCGCTGGCCGGCGCGGGCCAGCACTTCACCGTGACCAACCAGCTGCTCGGCACCACGCCGACCTTCCAGGCGCAGTTCTACACGACCTTCCAGGGCAACGCGGTCAACGTGCGCTTCAACAACTGCACGTCCTCGAAGCTCGGGTTCGGCACCAAGCTCGAGGACTTCGTCATGCCGGAGTTCGATTTCAGCGTGTTCGCGGACGCGGCCGGCAACGTCGCGACCTGGTCGTTCGGGGATGTCGGATGAGCGCCGATCCGCGGCCGCTTCCGGCCACCATCACCCTCGGCTCGAAGACCTGGACCGTCCGGCCGCTGACCCTGCGGCAGGTCGAGGCGCTGGAGCCGCTCGTGGCGCGCGGCTCGGGTGAGAGCCCGTTCACCTACGGCCTCGCCGTGGTCAGCGCGGCGCTCGCCCGCGACCACGAGCCGGACATCGCGACCTTGCGCGACCTTGAGGCCACGAGCGCCGATCTCGCCGAGGCGACGCGCGCCGTGCTGATCCTCGCGGGCTACCTTCCCAGTTCCCCCGCGGGTGCCGACCCGGGGGAAGCGCGGGCGGCGCAGGGCGCCGCCTCGACCTCGACGCCGTCTACGGACGGATCTGTACCGTCACCGGATGGTCACTCGACACCGTCGGCGAACTGACGCTCTGGGATGTGCGGCGGCTCTACCGCTACTGGTCGGCCCATCCCCCGGTCCACGAGCTGGTGGCGGCGTTCATGGGCCTAAAGGCTCAGGCCGAACTGTCGCCCCCCGCTGCAGCGGCTGTAGCCGAGGCTGACGACCCGAGCGGCATCGGCGCAATGATCCTGCGCTTCCCAAACGGGCAGGTGAAGGCGCAATAGAGCCAAAGGTCGACCAGCCCCGTGTTCCTGGTCCGGCTGCTTGCGACCCCATTCGGTCGGGAAAATGTGTCCACACTCTGTCCGAAAGCAGACGTGCTGGGGATATCGATCATGCGGCCAAGAGCACCGACATCAAAACATCTCATGTCCTGGATTGCGCGATTAAATACTTGCTAACGCTCCACGCGGTTAATTTCGCTGCCAATCAGCGCGGTGGCAAAATTAATATTCTAGATATTTGAGATGCATTATGAGCCTCCCTTTCCGAGGCGCTGCCTTGGAATTTCGGAGAGGAGAGCTCCTGTGGCATCAACATACATGTTCGGTGGGATCATAGTGCTCGGCGCGCTCATAGGCGCGGCAGATGGAGCAATAGCTGCTTGCAACGTTCAGTTGCATATAGCGAATACATGTCTGGGAAATTTCAAGTCTGCGACAGGTCGTGGCAGCGATCTTTTGAAGTCTACGGAGGAGCGCATCGGCGCCGATGTGAAGATCGGGGCTTGTTCATCCACTGACCGGGCCGAAATCGGCCGTGCCTCCTGGAACGCGGGAGAGAGAGCAATGCAGCTCTCTAAAGACGGACAGCTCAAATCGACCAGTGAGGCCCAAGAATTTTGCCTCAATTCAGCTCGAAAATTCTCCAAATAAAGCGTCATAAATAGATTACTGAAATATTACAGTATTTTGGCGGCGGATTTACAGATCGAACACCGATGTCGTATCCAAAAATTTTCCGACACATGCTACCATTAACGCGACACGACAGGACTGCTGATCTGCGAAATTTCGGCCTTATCTGACCGATCCTCGCATTTTCAGGAGCTCAGAGCGGGGCTATGCCAAGGTTCTAATTCCTCAGGCCGCCTTCGACAATCACGGCTTGCTGCGGGAGTCATCCAAGGTGACGTGCTGCTCCGGCGGCCAGATCGTATTCGAGACGGCGCCGCCGAGCGACCCCACAGGCCGCTCGACATCCTCGCCAATCTGGCAGAGTGCCCGCGCGAGGGCCTGGACGCAGCCACGCTTTTCACGGACCTCGGCTAGATTGATTTCGGCAGCGCCTCCATGACGCCAAACCGGAGGGCGCGCTAAACGGCCTCCGGGCTCCGGCCGAACATCCGCGACCAAACCCCGCCTGCGATCGCGGACTTGTCGAGATCGTGGATGTCCTGGCTGTAACGGCCCGTGTAGAGCTTGACGATCATGCGGTCGCGGCAAGCGTTATCGAGCTTGTAGCTGAACTTAACGCTGACAGGCTTGCCCGCTTCCGGATCCGAAACCTTCTCGACTCTGCAGCGCAAGTGCGGGAACGCGTCCATCTCGACCCACATGTACTCGCCGCTCCGCACGTCCGGGGGCTTGGCGAACTCCGCGATGCCTCCATCCAGCGAGAGACTGACGATGCGTGCCTCTCGGTACTTCTCACTCACACCGAGCACAAGTGCGCGCTCATTCGTGGAGAAGGACTCCACGAGAGGGCGGGTTTTCTCGAAGCAAATCAGCGAAGCGATCAACAGAACGACGATGTTGACGACCGCCCAGTAGGCCGAAACCACCGAGAACTCGCCGTCACCGATGCGCGTCCACTCGGGTACGATATTGACGATGAGACCCAGCGACGTGACCGCGATCCAGAACGCGATCGAGAAGAACGTGTAGGCGTCGAACTCGGACTCCTCATTGCCTGAGCCCTTGGGCGTCACCTTGAAGGGCACGCCGAACGGCTTGATCAGGCTGGAGAGCACGACGGGCAACATGCGGAAGGTCGCGAAGGTGCCGACCGCCGAGGAGATCAGGGGTAGGTAGCGCGTCGGCGTGAGCCAGCCCATCAGCAGAAAATAGCCGACCAGCACAGGAAGCTGGTAGCGGACGATATCCTCGGTGCCGGTGAAGTAGAGCGGAGCCGCGCCGGTCCACAGGTACACGGCGGGCACGATCAGGATGACGAAGCGGACGGTGTACTGAACCAACCAGGATAGGGGTATGAACATCACCCGCTGAAACAGGTTGAGGCCAGGACCGCGCAGCGGGCCGTTATGTAGGTAGATCGTCTGGATGCCGCCCCGGCACCAGCGCCCGCGCTGCACGAAGTAACCCTTCAGGTTCTCGGCCGCCAAGCCCATCGACAACCGCTCATTGAGGTACCGGGTCTTGTAGCCCTTGTTGAGCATTGCGAGCGTGGTGAGCAGATCCTCGGTGATCGAGTCGTGCGGGAAGCCGCCGATCGCGTCGATGGCGGTGCGTCGCGCGATGGAGCAGGAGCCGCAGCAGAAGCTCACGTCCCAGGCGTCGCGCGACGTGGCCATCTCATCGAAGAACAGCCGCTGCTCATCGGGCCAGACCTTCTCGAGATTGAGGTTCGACTGGACCGGATCCTTGTTGAAAAAATGCTGTGGCGTCTGAACGATGCCGATGGTGGGATCCCGGAAGAACGGCAGTGTGCGGCGCAGGAAGGTGCGGTACGGAACGAAGTCGGCATCGAAGATCGCGACGAACGCACCCGAAGAGACCTTCAGCCCATTGTTCATATTGCCAGCTTTGGCGTGGCTGTTGTCCGGGCGCGTGACGTGGATCGCGCCCTTTAACTCACAATATGCACGCAGCCAGTCGCGGCGTTTGTCGTCGAGGACATATACTTTCAGCTTGTCTCGAGGATATTCGAGGGCGAGAGCCCCGACGATGGTGCGTTCCAGAACATCCAGAGGCTCGTTGTAGGTCGGGATGAACACATCGACGGTGGGCAGGCTGTCAGGGGAGGCGGCGAAGAACTCACGCTCGAGACGGTCGGCCTCGGCGTGCCGATCCACGTAGCGGCTCATCGCCACGAGGAAGAGCAGGATGTCGGCGAAGGCGCCGATCTCGACGAGGAATACGAACCATGTCCAGAAGAAGCCGAAGCTTCCATCCGCCGGGTAAGGCAGCACGGTGTGGAAGAAGCGCCACCAGAGATAGCGCACGGCGACGAGCAGCACGAAGGCGCAGGTGACCGCGCGCGTCCAGGTGCGATCTCGAGGCCAGTTCAGGGCGAAGAGAAAGAAGAAGGCCGCAACGAAGAGTGTCGGGCCGAGGCTTACGAGATGCTGAACCACAGGCCCTTCACCCAATTCACGACCGGATCGAGCGCGGTTTGCAAGGACGATCCGGCACGTGCGAACCGAACCTGAACCGTGCGACCGACCTGACAGAAATTCGCGTAGTCGGTCTGCATATCGCTCGGGTCGAGCGCGACCCGGATGCGCGCGTTCTTGCCTCGGCTCTGCGGCGGGATGGCTGCCAGTACCACTTCTTCGACAGCGGCGGCCGACCCGCGTACAGACAAGACCCGGCCACTGATCACCTGAGACGTTCCGAGCAGCCGCACATCGGCGCCGTCACCCGGCTTGATTTCATCGTAGTTCACCTCGTCCACGAGGATGTCTACGAACAGGTCGCGGCAGTCGAGCAGGCGCATCAACTCGTTGCCAACCAGTACGTTCGAGCCCGCCACGACGTTGTTGCGCCAGATGACCCCCTTAAACGGAACTTGCACTGCGACAAAGGAGAGCCGGTCGTTGCGGGAGCGCTCCAAGGAAAGCTGGAGGCTCAATTGCTGGGTGCGCGCCTTCTCGATCCGGATCTGCGCCTCGACATTGGCGAGCTGGATCGTGACCTCGTCGGTACGCTGCTGCGAGTAGGGCACGTCGTTGCGGCCCTCGCCTACGAAGGTGCCGCGCTTGAGCGCATCCAACTGGCGCTGGAGCCGCTCCAACTCGGCTTTGGCGATGTTCTGCTCGCTGCCGGCCCCGACGGAGGCGGCGCGGGCTTGCTCGACCGAGCTGCCGGCCACCACGCCCGTCGCTCCCAGCGTCTGCTTCCGAGCGAGGTCCGCCTCGGCAGACGTCTTGTTCGCCTGCGCTGTCGCGATGCGCTGCTGACGGATGATGATCTCTTGCTGGATGCTCACTATGCTCGCCTGCTGGTACTCTTTGAGGCGACCGACGAGATCATTTTTCAGCGCGGATAGATCCTTCGCCTGCAGCTCGAGCGCCCGCAATTTTTCCTTGGATGCGGCCAGGTCAGCATCCAATTGCGCTTCAGCGGTCCGGGCGATGCGGCCGTTGTTAATGAAGAAAACCGAGGTATCCTCGGGCAGCGCCGTCCCGACTTTAGGTGGCGTATCGGAGACGACGCCCTCGATGGGCGCGGAGACGACGGCGAAGCGTGCGTTCACGGTGCCGTCGAGGCTGGTGTAGCCTGTGAAGCTTGGAAGGACCGCTAGGATGGCAGCGCTCAGAAGAAGCACGCCGACCAGCACGCGCATCCAGCGACTGTTCCAGGGCATTCGGTGCCTCAGTTTTGTATGATTGCTTGCAAATTCGATATCGTTTCCATCCGCAAAGTGCACAACTAGGCGACTTAGCCGACGGTTCCGCTTCGAAATGCATTCGGCAAGCTTTTTGTATCGCTTTTGATCGTCCGATTTGCTATAGTTAACGAATTGCTAATTTGGAGTTTTGCCTAAAGCGTCTAACATCTAAGCATTTGAAATGACTATCAGTACCTCGAAGCGAAATCGGAGGCGACGTCCGCTTCAAGGTATTCGCCCCTAATAGCGGCCCGGCAGAAATCCACCCTTAGCAGCCGCCCGCTCGGTCAACCCGATCGCGTTTGAGCCCGACCATGGCCGACGACATCCAGGTCCGCTTCGGCGGCGACGCCGGCGGAATCCGCGCCGCCGCCGATCAGGCCAAGGGCACCATCCAGGGCTTCGCCACGGCGGCCCGCGGCCACAACGCGACCGCGCGCCAGAGCTACGACGAGCTGAAGGCTGCCATCGACGCGGCCAACGCGGCGCTGCGGCAGATCCAGGCGAGCGCCGAGAACACCTCCGCGCTCGCCACGCAGGCCCGCGCCGTGGCGGCGCTGGTCGCCGCCTACGAAGGCCTGCGCGCGGCCGACGAGGCCGTGTCCAGTGCGACCGGACGGACCTACGCGGCGGTCGGAACCGCCATCGCGGCCACCGCGACCGCGGCCCGGTCCGGCGCCACCGCGCTCGTGGAATACGCCTTCAACGCGCTCTCGGCCTCGCGCGCCCTCGACGTCACGGCCCTGTCCACGCAGGGGCTCACTGGAGCGATCGAGCGGCAGCGCGGCGCCTTCCAGGAGTGGCGGCGCGGCTCGCAGATCTACGGCTCCGGCCTGCTCGAGGTCGAGGGCCGCACCATCGCCGCCGCCGGCAACATGGACCGGCTCCAGGCCGCCGCGCAGGCGCGCGGCTTCGAGAACGCCACCCGCATGCTCCAGGCCTTCACCTTGGAGCTGACCAAGGTCCCGGGCATGACCGACCAGAGCGCGGCCTCCATCGAGGCCATGCTCGCCTCGGTTCCGAGCTACACCGGCTCGGCCAACGCCTCGATCGTCTCGCTGATCGCCATGATGGCCTCCTCCGAGGACGAGGCGAAGCAGATGGCCTCCGCGCTGACCGGGGCGCTGCGCGACCCCGCCGCAGCCGGCGGGCCGTATCTCGCCGCGCTCGGCGGCGTCTCGCGCGAGCTGCGCGCGCAGTTCGACCTCGCCCGCCAGAACGGCAACGCCAACCAGATGCAGGCGGCCATCCTGTCGGCCCTGGTCGAGCGCGCCCGCGCCTACGGCAACGAGATGACCCGGTCGCTTCAGGAGCAGCTCAAGAGCTATTCGGCCCTGGGCCCGCTGGCCGGCCTGTTCGCCTCGCGCCTGCGCGGGCAAGTGGACGAGGCGAACCGGGTCACCGAGGCGCTGGAGAAGCAGTTGGAGGTGATCGAGCGCCGCAACGCCACCCTGGCGCGGACGCCGCTCGACACCAATCAGCTCACCGACGCCACCGCGAACCTTTTGGGCAACACCGCGCAGGCCGGGATCGATCAGGCGTCCGGCCGGATCGACCTGCTGCGCCAGCGCCTCCAGGGCGCGACCGGCGACGCCGCAGCGCTGATCCGGAAGTTCGAGGGGTTCAGCGGCGCGGCTTACCGCGACAACGACGGTCGCTTCCGGGTCGGCTTCGGCTCGGACACGACCACCGGTGCCGACGGTCGCGTCAGCCCGGTCACCGCCGATACCGTCACGACGCGCGAGGATGCCGAGCGCGATCTCGCCCGCCGCCTCGTGGCGTTCCAGACCGAGGCCGCCGCGCAGGTGGGCGCGGCCTGGCAGGGCCTGTCCGACCGGGCGAAGGCCTCGCTCACCTCCGTGGCCTACAATTACGGCTCGCTGCCGCGGGACGTGGCGGCGGCGGCGCGCGGTGGCGACGAGGGCGCGCTGGCCGCCGCGATCCGCGGGCGCTCGGGCGACAACGGCGGGATCAACGCCGGGCGGCGCAATCAGGAGGCCGACAACATCACGGGCGGCGCGACCGCCGAGGCTTTGCGCGCGCAGCTCGACCTGCGCCAGCAGCTCGCGGACCGGCAGGCCGGCGGCAACGCGCTCGACCGCGAGGCGCTGGCCACCGCCCAGGCCAACGCGGCGGGACGGCGCGACGAGGTCGCCGCCCAGGAGCGGGCGAACGACGCCCTGCGCCGGCAGCTCGACGCGACCACCGACCTCTCGGCGCGCACGGCGCTCCAGACCCGGCTCGCGCAGGGCGAGGCGGCGCTGGCCGAGAAGCGTGTCGCGCTCACCCGATCCGAGGCCAGCCTCCAGACCGCCGAGATGGAGACCGGCTCGCGCGAGCGGCTGCGCATCCTCAACGACGCCCTGACCGTCGAGCAGGGGCTGCACGCCCGCGGCACGGCGGCGTGGAACCAGCTCGAGGCCCAGAAGATCGCCAACACCCGGGCGGTGGAGCAGGCCGAGGCGCAAGAGCGCGCCACTGCCGAGGACACGGCCTACCAGAACGCCAAGCGCGTTCTGGAGGACCGCATGCGCGACCTCCGCCAGGAGGCGCAGGAGCGCGGCCTCAATTTCGCGGAGCGCCAGGCCGAGACCGGCGCGGTGCTGGGGCAGATCGAGGACCTGGAGCGCGAGCACCAGCGCAAGCTCGCCGAGATCTGGGGCCAGGGCACGAGCCAGTACCGGCAGGCGATGGCGCAGCTCGACCGGCTCGCGTCCGAGTCCGCTTCCCGCCGCGCCCAGGCCGAGCGCGAGATGCAGAAGGCCGAGTACCAGGACACCAAGCGCACCTACGAGCAGATCGGCTCGACGCTCAGCGGCAACGTCTTCAGCGTGATCCAGGGGCAGACCACGATCGCCCAGGCCGCGCGCAGCACGGCGCTGTCGATCGTCCAGAGCTACGTCCAGGCACGGGTGAAGCTGATCGCCGACTGGCTCGCCGGGGTCTCGGCCCATCAGGCCGGCGAGGTCGCCAAGACGGCGGCCACCACCGCGGGCGTGGCCGCCCGGACCGGCGCCGAGGAGACGGGCGCGGCGTCCGCCTTCGCCACGCAGGCGGGCGCGATGGTGAAGTCGATCATGGCCTCGGCCTCCGAGACCTTCGCGGGCATCTTCGGCTTCCTGTCGCCGGTGCTCGGCCCCGCCGCGGTCGGCCCGGCCGCCGCCGGCGAGGCGACGGTGGCGGCCGCCGCCGCGGCGATCCCGTCCTTCGCGGTCGGCGCGTGGTCGCTGCCCAACGACATGGTCGCGCAGGTGCACAAGGGCGAGATGATCGTGCCGGCCGGTCCCGCCGGCGCCCTGCGCGCCGCGATGGGGGGCAGCCCGGCCCCGAGCCTCGCGCTCAACCACACCACCCAGATCAACGTCTCGGCCGTGGACGGCGCCTCGGTGGCGGATTTCTTCCAGAACCATTCGCGCCCGCTCATGCGCGCCATCAACCAGGCGGTCCGACAGGGCGCGCATCTCGGCCTGTCGCGGCTCGGGCCTGGCTGAACCGTGATCGACTACATCACCGGCTTCAACCTGCTGCCCGCGACCGGGGAGTTCGGCTACGACCCGCTGCCCTACCGGGCTTCCCGCTGGCCGCCCTCGGCGACCGAGCGCCCGTTCAAGCCGATCAACACCTACGCGGCGCCGGGCTCGGGGCGCACCGACTGCAGCCTCGCCCTCGACGCCCTGGCCGAGCAGGTGCCCGGCTGCACCACGGTCAATTTGCTCGTGGCGTGGTTCGGCTCCTCGATCGACGCGCGCGTCTGCAGGATCTACCCGTCGACGATCTACATCGACGGCTCGTTCCAGCGCATGGACGGGCCCGAGCCGGTGGAGGAGAACTGGCAGGTCTCGGGTCTGACGCAGCTTTCGCGGGGCCCAGGCGGCGCCCCGATCCTGATCCCGATCACCACCGTTGACGGCCAGGCGGTCTACGGCGGCACGCCGTCCGACCAGAGCGTGGTGCGCTGCCTGCGCGACCTGAAGGCGCGCGGCTACCGCGTCGTGTTCTACCCGTTCCTGCTGATGGACTGCCCCGGCTTCCCGTGGCGCGGGCGCATCGGCCTCGACGCCGACGGGACCGCGGCCGCTGCCGCGACGGTGGCCCGGATCCTCGGGCCGGCGCAGCCGTCGCAGTTCACCCGCCACCCCGACCGGCTCACGGTCGACTATGCCGACCCGGCCGACGACTACAGCTTGCGCCGGATGATCCTGCACTGCGCCAACCTGTGCGTGCTGGCCGGGGGCGTCGACCTATTCCTGCTCGGCTCCGAGCTGCGCGGCCTGGAGGCGATCCGCGGCCCGGGCTGGACCCGGGCGGGCACGACCGGCGCCGACGGCACCGTCACCTGGGACTACCCCTTCGTCGACGGGCTCGGGCAGCTCGCCGACGACGTGCGCGGGATCTTCGACGCGGCCGGCCTGACCCGGGACGCGGCGGCCTTGCGCAACCTGATCACCTACTCGCCGGACTGGTCGGTGTGGATGGGCGTGCAGCACCCCGGCGAGGCCGGCCAGTGGCCGCACCTCGACCAGCTCTACGCCCGGGACAGCATCGACCTCGTGGCGTTCGACAACTACCTGCCGCTGTCGGACTGGACCACGGCGGGCGGGCTCGACGCGGCGAACTGGACGGCGCCCGCGCCCGACCGGAGCCGCTGGCCGCCCGGGCCCGACACGATGAACGGCCTCGGGCTTTCGGGCGAGCCGACGCTGTACTCGATGGCCTACCTGAAGCGGAACATCGAGGGCGGCGAGAAGTACGACTGGTTCTACGTCGACTCGGACAATCTCGGGATCGGCCTCGACCCGCTCGGCTCGGATCAGCAGGTGTCGCGGCCGACCGGCGACCGCGTGACCCAGACCCGCAGCCGGTACTATCCGCGCCAGGAGATCCTGGCGAACAAGCAGCTGCGCTGGTGGTGGAAGAACCCGCACCGCGCCGTCTACGACGACGGCGACGGCCGGGGCTGGGTGCCGCGCGGGCTGGTCACGCGCTGGGTGCCGCTGTCGAAGTCGATCACCACGGTCGAGTACGGCTTCGGCTCGATCGACCGCGCGACCAACCAGCCCAACGTGTTCTACGACCCGAAGAGCACGGAGAGCTTCACCGCGTTCTGGTCGGTCTGGGACAGCGCCGACGGGGCGACCTACACGCCGAGGCGGGACGACACGCTCTGCGCGATGGCGCTGCGGGCGGTGTACGAATACTGGTACCGCGACGGCCACAACGAGGTCTCGGCCGCCGGGCTGCCGATGCTGCAGACCGCCTTCTTCGCGGTCTGGAACTGGGACGCGCGGCCGTTCCCGACCTTCCCGCTGCGCTCCGACGTCTGGGGCGACACCCTCAACTGGCCGGCGGGCCTGTGGGTCAGCGGCAAGGGGCCGGCGCTGCCGCCGCCGCCGCCCGACCCGTCACTGGTTCCGGGGCCGTACCCGACCTTCCCGGCGCTCTCCGGCCTAGCGTGGTCGGTGCGCTACGCGCCCGTGTTCCGCACCGGCGCGGCCGCACACGTCTCGGGCCGGGAGGCGCGGGCGGCGCGCGTACGGGCGCCGCCCTGGGAGATCGAACTGGCCTACGACGTGCTGGCGGCCGGCGATTTTGCGATGAGCGGGCTGGTGGGCGACTTCGAGCGCCTCGCGGGCTTCTACGGCCAAGTCGCAGGACGCGCCCTACCGTTCCACGTCGCCGTGCCGCCCGAGCTCGGGGCCGGATCCACTCTGCTCTGCCGCTTCGCCGACGACGACCTCGACCTGGAGCAGTTCATGTCGCTGCTGTTCGCCACCCAAGCCTTCCGGCTCGTGAGCGTGCGCGGGTGAGCGACACCCCGCCCGCCTTCCCCGCGCTGCCGGGCCAGGGTTGGTCCGTGCACAAGCGCCCGACCTTCGCGACGCGGCTCGCCCCGCACGTCTCGGGCCGGGAGGTGCGCGCGAGCCTCTACGCGGCGCTCTTGTGGGAGTTCGAGGTGACCTTCGACGGGCTCGCCGAGGGCTCGGCCTTCCCCGGGCTCGGCGCGAACTCGCTGCAGGCGCTGCTCGGCCTGTTCCTGCGCTGCCAGGGTCGCTTCGGGACCTTCCTCTACACGGATCCGACCGACAACGCGGTCGCGACCGGCGCGATCGGCGTCGGCGACGGTCGGTCACCGGCCTTCCCGGCGCTGCGCACGCTCGGCGGCTTCTCCGAGCCGGTCGGCTGGGTCACCGCCCTGCGCGCTGTCACCGTCGACGGCGCGCCCGCCCAGGGCTGGAGCCTCGCCGCGCCGAACCGGATCGTGCTGCCGGCGGCACCGGCGGCGGGCGCAGTGATCGGCGCCGCGTTCAGCTTCGCCTACCTGTGCCGCTTCCTCGACGACGTGCAGGACTTCGAGAACGTCATGGCCGGGCTGTGGAAGGCGGAAGGGATCAAGTTCCGGAGCGTGCGGACGTGAGGCCCGCCGAGCCCGCCCTCCTGGCCTACCTCGCCGCGATGCGCGCGCGGGCCGACAAGCGGCTGCTGATGGCCGACTGCTTCACCTTCACGCTGCTGTCCGGCCTGATCCTCGCCTACACCAACGCCGACGTCCCGATCGCGCTGAACGGCACCACCTACCGCGCCGATTCCGTGCTGGTGGACGGGCTGCGCTACCGCTGCACCACCGGCCTGGACGTCGACCAGCAGCGGATCACGGTCTCGGCCCGCCCGACCGACACGGTCGGCGGCGTGCCGTTCCTCGTGGCCCTGCGCGAGGGCGTGTTCGACGGCTGCACGATCCGGCGCGACCGGGCCTTTCTCACCGCCTGGGACGCCCCGCCGATCGGCGGCGTCACGCTGTTCACCGGGCGCCTGGCGAGCGTCGATCAGGTCGGGCGCACCGGCGCGACCCTGACGGTGGCGAGCGAGCTGACGCTGCTGGACATCGACCTGCCGCGCAACGTCTGGCAGCCGACCTGCAACCACACGCTCTACGACACCGGCTGCCGGCTCGTGCGGCAGGCCTACGCCTCGGCCGGGACTGTCGGCGACGGGGCGAGCGCGATATTCATCCCCTGGGCCGGCGCGAGCGAGGCACTGACGCAGGGCACGGTGACGTTCACCTCGGGCGGCAACATCGGGGTCTCGGCCACGATCAAGCTAGCGGACCCGACCGGTCTGACGCTCACCTACCCGCTGCCGGCGCTGCCGGCAGCGGGCGACGGCTTCACGGCCTACCAGGGCTGCGACCACACCCTCGGGACGTGCCGGTCCAAGTTCGCCAACGAGGCCAACTTCCGTGGCTTTCCGTTCGTGCCGACGCCAGAGGCTGCATTCTGACGGGCGAGGCCCGACGTGAGATGCGTCTGGTTTGAGTCCATGGCAGCCGCCCGCTGCGCTGTCGGCAGGCCCCGACAGCGTGCGTTTCACCCTTAGCAACGATGTCTTAGTCGGTTGTGTGCGACTGACTCGCCCAGAGGTGCGCCAGGGCGTCAGCGGAGAGGCTCCACCGATCACCTGTCCTGGACGATCACCATGCTGCATGTCCCGATCCAGATCGATCCGCCAAGCTCGACACGCGTGACGGCAGGATCTTGAATGTCCGCCGCGCGCTGTGATCCGCGCGCGCCATGGGCTGACTGTCAGAGTCTATGTTTGCACCTTTAGCTTCTGGGCCGAAGAAGGTTGAATATCAGTGCCAGGGCTAAATTGATGTTCAGGTCTCCTGCCCGATCGTACGCCGCTCTCGTCACATCACTTGTCGTTCTAGCTCTCGCGATTGCGTCAGGCGGGACTGCCTTGATCGTCGACATGTACGGTCAGGCGCTGCAGGATACAGAACGCAACCTCGTCGGCCTCTCCACGATCCTCGCTGATCAGGCCGATCGTTCGCTCCAAGCCCTCGAAATCGTTCAAGAAGCCATCATCGAGGACATGGCCGGCGCTAAGGTCGCGACTCCCTCGGAGTACGCTGCGGCGGCGAGCCGGCACGACTTACATGAGGCACTCAAAGCTCGCGTTGCGGCATTGCCGCAGGTCAACGCGGTCACGATCATCGATCAAACCGGCCGGCTCCTGAATTTCAGCCGCTTCTGGCCGATCCCAAACGTCAACATCGCAGATCGAGATTACTTCAAGGCGCTCGCGTCGGACCCGAAGCTGCAGCGGTTCATCAGCCGGCCGGTTCAGAACCGCGGCGACGGGGCCTGGACGATCTATATAGCGCGGAAGGTCACGGCGCCCGACGGAACGTTCCTCGGCCTCGTGCTCGGCGCGATCGAGCTCGGCTATTTCGAACGACTGTACCGGCAGATCGCGCCGACCGACGACGCTGTCGTCTCGGTCTTCCGCCACGACGGGATGCTGCTCGTCCGTCACCCCTATCGGGAAGACGTGATCGGCAAGATTCTGCCAACCACGGGGGCCGCGCTGATCGCCCAGAAAAATCCTCAGGGCGGCGTGATGCGCAACGTGAGCCCCGTCGATGATCAAGAACGCATCATCGCGACCAAGGCGCTCGCCGGGTACCCGCTTATTCTCAGCATCAGTCGCACGACGAAGGCGTGCCTGGCCCCCTTCCGCCGGCAGGCGCTCGCGGTCGGTTCAGCGACAGCACTCCTTCTGGTGTGCATCGCGGCCCTGTTTGGGCTCTTCCTTCGGGGAGCGAGCGCCGAGCGGCGGATCGCGAGCGCCGAAGTGCGCGCCCGAAGCGAGCGCGACTTGCGCGCCCATTACGAGCGGTTCGGCGTCGCACTCGACAACATGGTTCAGGGGCTATGCCTGTTCGACGCCGACGAGCGGCTCGTCATCTTGAATGAGCGCTTCGCCAGTCTCTACGCGATCCCCGAACACCTTCGGCAGCCCGGCACGAGAGCCGAGGATCTCCGCAGGTTTGTCCTGGCGCAGCACCGCGACGCAGGCGGGCCCTGGGATGGGGTGCTGACGCCGCCATCGCCCGGGGTGTCGTCGGACACGGCGAGCGTCGTGCATATGACCGACGATCGGGACATCAGCGTCCTCCGCGTGCGCCTTCCGGACGGAGGCTGGATATCGACCCATGAGGACATCACGGAGCGCCGTCGGAGCGAAGCGCGTTTGCGCTTCCTCGCGCGGCACGACGTTCTGACCCAATTGCCGAATCGCTTGCATTTCGAGGAAGTCGTCGAACTCGAACTGGCAGCAAGCACCGAGCGGGCCGGACATGTGGCCCTTCTCTCTCTCGATCTCGACGGCTTCAAGCAGATCAACGATCTCTTCGGACATCCGGCCGGAGACCGCCTGCTGATCGAGGTCGCTGCGCGCTTGACGGGATTGATCGGCGCGAGCGGCGCGGTCGCGCGCCTCGGCGGCGACGAATTCGCGGTCTTGGCGACAGATCTCGCCGCCACCGGGCAAGCTGCCGCGAGGGCCCAGGCCATCATCGAGGCACTCTCGACGCCCTACGCGGACGGTGCGCTGCAATATTCCATCAGTTGCAGTGTCGGGATCGCCCTCTTCCCGCACGATGGCGACACTTACGATGCGCTGCTGTCCGCCTCCGACATGGCGCTCGTGCGCGCCAAGAAGGAGAGCAAGGGCACCTACCGCTTCTTCGAGGCGGAGATGGACAAGGCGGCCTTCGAGCGGCAGCGATTGACCCTGGACCTGCGCGCGGCCATCGGCACGGGACAATTCGAGCTGCACTACCAGCCCCAGTTCATCGTCGCCTCGGATCGCGTCTCCGGCTTCGAGGCTCTCTTGAGATGGACACATCCGACCCGCGGGACGATTTCCCCCGCGCAGTTCATACCCCTCGCAGAGGAGACAGGGGCGATCCTCCCGCTCGGCGAATGGGTGCTGCGCGAGGCCTGCCGCGAAGCTGCAAGTTGGGCCACGCCGCTCGGCATCGCTGTCAATCTCTCGATCGCGCAGCTCCAGCAAGCTGACCTGTGCGATGTCGTCGGTGCGGTGCTTGAGGAGACCGGACTGAAGGCCGAGCGTCTCGAGATCGAAGTGACCGAAAGCCTGTTCCTGAAGGGGTCGGCACGCGCGCAGGAGATGCTGCGCGCCCTGAAGACACTCGGTGTGCGCATCTCGATGGATGATTTCGGAACCGGATACTCATCACTGGCCACGCTGGAAGCTTTTCCTTTCGACAAGATCAAAATCGATCGGTCGTTCGTGTGGCAGATCGGCGTGACGAGCAAAGGCGGCGCGATCGTCCGTGCAATCCTCAGTCTCGGCGAGAGCTTGAACATCCTGGTCATCGCGGAGGGCGTCGAGACAGAGGGGCAGCTGACCTTCCTACGGCAACACGGTTGTGCCGAGATACAAGGCTATCTGCGCGGCAAGCCGCAGCCGATCGCCTCTTATCGCCCGCTCATCGATCTCGATCGAGAGCTTGAGGTGGCTTAGCGACGCTTTGCCCGTACCCCGCAAGTGATTTTAACGGCTCTTGCAGAAGTTGATTGTCTGACTGCGACATTCGTAGGCAGAAAACGGTCCGACGGAAGTCAACTTGAGCGGACCTGGTGCACCAGGACTTGGCGTAAAAGCGTGTCGCCAATGCGGTTCTGCCTCGCCCCAGGCAGGGTTCAGCGTGTTGCCACGGGCCTAAATTTCAGCGCGTTGAGGGCTTCGCATGCTCGCTGAAGATGAAGCGCGCAGGATCCTCGTGCGCGAGGCCCGGGGCTGGCTCGGAACGCCCTACCACCCCTGTGCCGACCTGCGCGGCGTCGGCGTTGATTGCGGCATGCTCTTGGTGCGCGTGTTCGTCGATGCCGGCCTCGTGCCGGCCTTCGACCCGTGCCCCTACCCGCAGGACTGGCATCTCCACCGCGACGACGAGCGCTACCTCGGCTTCGTGTTCGATCGCGCCGCCGAGGTCGCTCGCCCGCAGCCCGGCGATGTCGTGGTGTTCCGCTACGGCCGGGCCTACGCCCATGGCGGAATCGTCACGGCGACAGAGCCGCTGACCCTCGTGCACGCCTTCTCGCCGGCCCAGGCCGTGATCGAGGAGCCGATCGCCCGCAACCCTGTCCTCGCCGAGCCGGGCCGGCGCCCGCGCTTCTTCAGCCTCTGGGCCGCAAGCGTGGCCGCCGAGGCCGACCAAGTCTGAGACCGCCATGAGCCTGTTCGGCGGGAAGAAGCGTACCGTCCGGCCGGACTACACCGGCCTGCAGGTTCAGACCGCCTCGAGCGCGCTGCCGATCCCGATCGTCTACGGGACCAACCGCATCGCCCCGAACGTCATCTGGTCCGACGGCTTCCAGACGCACGCGCAGCGCGGAAAGAAGGCCGGCGGCAAGGGCGGCGGCCGCCACGGCGTCACCGGCTACACCTACTCGACCTGGATCATGTTCGGCCTCGCCGAGGGGCCGGTCCAGGGCATCGGCGAGGTGTTCAGCGGCCAGTCGGTCACGCCGTTCCCGACCAACTTCCTCAGCCTCATCCCCGGCGACACCCCGCAGCAGCCCTGGGGGCCGGCGCTGGCCCGCTACCCGGCCGCCGCGCTGCCCTACAACGGCACCGCCTACCTCGCCTCGCCCTACTTCGACCTGGGTTCCAGCGCGACCATCTCGTCGATCGCCTTCGAGGTGGTCGGGCGGCTCGCCGGCACCGCAGGGCCGCTCGGGCAGGATGCCGACCCGGCCGCGCTGATCTCGGACTTCCTGACCAACGCGCAGTACGGTGTCGGCCTGCCGGCTTCCGCCCTCAGCGGCGCGGCCCTGTTCGGCGCCTCGGGCGACGCGTCCTACCAGACCTACTGCGCGGCCCTCGGCCTCGGGCTGAGCCCGGCGCTCACCGACGCCGAGACCGCCAATTCGCTCCTGGCGCGGTGGCTGCGGCTGACCAACAGCGCGGCGGTGTGGTCGGGCGCGCGGCTCAGGATCGTCCCCTACGGCGACCAGGTCGTGACCGGGGTGACGCATACCGGCGCCAGCGTCACCTACGTGCCCGACGTCGCGCCGGTCTACGATCTCACCGACGACGACATCCTGGCCGCCGAGGGCGACGATCCGGTGCGGGTCGCGCGCAGCGATCCCTACGGGCTGCCCAACGTCCAGCGCGTCGAGTGCTCCGACCGGAGCCACGGCTACACCGCGACGACGGTCGAGGCGCGCGACCAGGGCGCGATCGAGCGCTACGGCCTGAAGGTCGGGGGGACCATCACCGCCCGCGAGATCTGCGCGCTCTCGATTGGCCGGCTCGTGGCGCAGCTCGCCCTGCAGCGCGCCCTGTACATCCGCAACACCTACACGTTCCGCCTGTCCTGGGAGTTCTGCCTCCTGGAGCCGATGGACGTCGTGACCCTGACCGACCCGGGGCTCGGGCTCGCCCGGGCGCCGGTGCGCATCACGGCGATCGAGGAGGACGAGGACGGGCTGCTCACCGTCACGGCCGAGGAGTTCCCGCGCGGGACCGCGACCGCGGCGGCCTATCCTACGGTCGGCGCGATCGGATCGGCGGTCGACCGCGACCGGGCGCCCGCGCCGGTCAACGCTCCGCTCATCTTCGAGCCGCCCGCCGCGCTGACGGGCGGCGTGCCGCAGGTCTGGATCGCGGCCTCGGGCGCGAACGCCGACCCGTACTGGGGCGGGGCGAACGTCTGGGTCTCGCGCGACGGCGCCAGCTTCGTCGAGATCGGCACGATCACGGGCCCGGCGCGCCAGGGCGTTCTCGCCGCGGATCTGGCCAGTCCCTCCGGGCCCAATCCCGATCGCGCCAACACGCTCGCGGTCGATCTCGGCCGCTCCGGCGGCACGCTGGCCTCGGCCAGCGAGGCCGACGCGCGGGACGGCGTGACCCTCGCCCTGGTCGGCCAGGAACTGGTGTCCTTCGCCACCGCGACGCTCACCGCCCCGCACGTCTACGCCCTGACCTATCTGGAGCGCGGGCTCTCCGGCTCGCCGGCCGGCGCGCACCCGGCCGGGACATCCTTCACCCGGCTCGACGAGGCGGTGTTCCGCTACAGCGTGCCGGCGGCCTATATCGGCACGCCGCTCACCGTGAAGCTGCAGGCGTTCAACATCTTCGGCGGCGCGGCCCAGGACCTCGCGACCTGCACGCCCTACACGGTGACGCCGGTCGGCTCGGGCCGGTTCGGTCCGGTCGCCGAGACGCTCGCTGTCGGCAGCGGCCCGGATCTGGGGCTTGCCTCGCAGGCCGCCACGCGGAGCGACGATTTCGGCCTCGCCTCCGACCCCTATCCCAACTTCCTCGACCTGGGGCTCGCCTCATCATGAGCGTGCGCACGCAGTGGCTGCGGGACGCGTGGTCGTTCCTCGCGACCTTCGTTGGCCGACCGGGCGAGTTCGTCGTCGACACCACGAACTGGCGCCTCGTCGTCCACGACGGCGTCACGCCCGGCGGCCATCCGGCCGTCTCCGCGGGAGACCTGAAGGGCGGCGTGCCGGCCCTGGGCGTCAACACCGCCGCCGACACCACCAACCGCCTGGCGGTGAAGTCCGAGGCCGCGCTGCTCTCGTGGGACGAGGTCACCCCGGGGGCCGGCAACATGCGGCTGACCCTCAACAAGAAGGCCGCGGCCAACGACGCCGGTCTCGTGCTCCAGACCGGCTACGCCAGCCGGGTCCTGTTCGGCACGCTGGGCAGCGACGACCTGACCGTGAAGACGAGCCCGGACGGCACCGCCTTCCGGACGGCCATGTCGGTCTCGGCGGCGACGGGCTATCTCGGCCTGTCGGGGGTCACCGATCCGGGCGCGCCGGTGCACGTCCAGGGTCTCGGCGCGAAGCCCGCCGTGCAACTCGACGCCTACGGGGGCGATGCCGCCGGCAATCACGGGCCCGTCGCCAACTGCCGCGCCCGGGCCGCGCGCGGCGCGCCGGGCGCGCCGCTGCCGCTCAAGGCGACCGACACACTCCTCGGCCTGTTCGGGGCCGGCTACCACACGGGAGGCGCCTACACGGCCGACGCCGTCGCGCTGCTCGGCGTTGCCGAGGAGGATCTCACGGCGACGGCGCAGGGCACCGGCCTGGATGTCCAGACCACGGCGCCGGGCACGGCCGCGCGCCGGTCAGTGGTGAAGGTCCGCGGCAACGGCGCGCTGGAGCTGCAGCCGCTGTCCGCGGAGCCTGCGGGCGGCGCACAGGGCCAGATCTACGCGGACAGCACCCTGACGGCGCTCCGATGGCACGACGGCGCCGCCTGGAGCCGGATCACCAACTTTGCCAAAGCCGCCGCGTCCACGAACTTCGACAACTACGTCCCGGCGGATGCCTGGACGAAAGTCCAGTTCAACACCACCGACAGCAACGACCAGGGCGCCTTCGACGCGGCGAAGAACCGTTTCGTCGCCATCGAGGCCGGCCTGCACGGCTTCGACGTCGCGCTGACCTACAAGCGGAACGGGTCCAGCGCGCCGACGGCGCTGGAGGTGCAGCTCTACCGGAACGGCGTGGCGGCCGGGCGCGGGCGCGCCGCGGCGACCGGCGCGCTCGTCGACGGCGTCAGCGCGGTCAACCTCGCGTCGGTCCTGAGGCTGGCGGCGAAGGACACCGTCGAGGTCTTCGTGCGGTTCACTGGCGCCGACGGCTACGTGGCTGCGGCCGACTCCTTCTTCGGTGCCCGACAGCTGCCGTGATCGCCCCCAGCCGTCGGTACGGCAGCGGTCCTCATCCGACGCTCGGACAGGAGTCTCCCATGGACCTCTCACCCCTCGGACGCGCGGCCCTGGCGGCGCGCGAAGGCTGCCGGCTGCGCGCCTACCGGGACAGCGTCGGCGTCTGGACGATCGGCCGGGGCCACACCAGCGCCGCCGGGCCGCCGGCCGTGATCGACGGGATGACCCTCACCCAGGCCGAGGCGGACGCGCTCTTTGCCGCCGATCTCTTGCCCTACGTCGCGTCCGTGCGCGCTGCGCTGGCCAAGCCGGTGCCGCAGCCATTCTTCGACGCCTGCTGCTCGCTGTGCTTCAACATCGGCCAGGCGAATTTCGCGCACGCGAGCCTCGTGCGCCTGGCCAACGCCAGCGATCTGCCGCAAGCCGTCGAGGCCTTCCTGCTGTGGGACCGGCCGACCGCGATCCTGGCGCGCCGGCAGGGCGAGCGGGACCAGGCTGCGCTGCCCACCTACGGCCTCGTCTACGCCCGCCGCGGGGATCCCGCGCCGGTGCGGGCGCCGGAGCGACCGGCACTCGCCGCGCCGGCGCGGCCCGACCCGCTCGTGCCGATGACCGGCACGGCCGACGCGGCGGCGGAGTCCTGGTGGCTGCGCCTGCGCGACGCCATCCGCCACAACATGCAGACGGGTGCCTGACCATGGGATTCCTTGCCCTCCTCCCGACGCTGCTCGGCGCGCTCGGCCCGATCCTCGCGAAGGTGCTGCCCGACGAGGGTCAGCGCCTGTAGGTGCAGCTGGAGTTGCAACGCGCGCTGATCGAGCAGCAGGGCGATCTCGGCCGGGCCATGGCCGAGGTGATGAAGGCCGATGCCGGCTCGGAGAGCCCGCTCGCCCGCAACGCCCGGCCGATCACCGTGCTCTGGGCGCTGGCGATGATCACCTGGGTCGGCGTGGTCTCGCCCATGGTCGGCCTGCAGGTGGAGGTGGTCGCCGCGCTCAAGGGCGTGCCGGCCGAGCTGTGGTCGCTGCTCACCGTGGGCATCGGCGCCTACATGCTGGCCCGCTCGGTCGACAAGATCGTGCCGCAGGTGGTCGGGTCGAAGGGTTGATTCCCGGACCGTCGGGCGCGCGGTCGTGACGGACGAGACCCCACCCCGGGCGCGGACAGCGTGTGCGGGCCGCGGCGAGCGAAGGACCGGAGCCATGACGGATCATCTGCCCGAATGGATCGGGCGTCTGATCGAGCGCGTGGAGGCGACCGGGCGGCAGATGGACGCGCTCGGGGGCAAGCTCGACCGCATGGACGAGAAGCTGGAGGGCGTGGCCTATCGGCGCGACATCGAGCACTTCGTGGTCCGCGATGAGATCGAGCGGCGGATCGACAAGGCGGTCGACGGCGCGAAGGCGGAGGCCGCCAAGGGGCTGGCCGAGGTCGCCGGGCAGGTGCGGGACCTGCGCAAGATCGGCTGGGGCCTGGCCTCGGCGGCGCTACTGGCCTTCGGGGGGATCGTGCTGGCGAAGATCGGGCTGGCGGGCCGGTGAGCCGGATCGACGACTGAACCGCGCTGCCATCCTGCGCGTAGACCGGGCCTCGACACTCCCCAGCGAGATCACCTCGAACCGCCCGGCACCGGCCGGAGCGATATTTCGCGACACTCGACCCTCAAATGAGGGGGTACGGCTCAAGTTCTGCCGTTACTGTGGTGGCAGCCCGAGACCCAAACCTTCAGCCCCGCCGGCACCGCCGCGCGGGGTTTTCTCACATCGTGCTCCGCTCTTCAGACGCGCTCTAATTGCAGGTCAGCTTCCGGCCTTCGGCCATGCCGACCTTCCGGTAGTGTTCCAGACCGGACTTGATCGCTCGGCCGATGACCGCTCGGCGCACGTCCGGATTGCAGCGCAGATATTCCATCTCGTTGAAAGCGTAGTCGCCACGCCCGCCCCGCGAGCCTCGGTCATAGTCACGATCGTAGTCGCGGCGGTCACGGTCGCCGTAGCCTCGATCGCCATAGCCCCGATCTCCGTAGCCCCGATCACGGGGTCCGTAGTCGCCGCGATCGTAGCCGTAGTCGCGTCCGCCGTATGGCTGCGCGAAGGCCGGAGCGGCTCCGCTGAGTAGCGCTAGGCCAAGGACGGTCGCCGAGATCACCTTCATGTCGTGCTCTCCGTTGTTGCGAGGCGTGAACGCTTTCAAAGGTGGGTGGTTCGATTTGCCTGGGCGAGCGTCGAGTCCTCGCTCCCAGCGTCACTACCGTTGGAGGGCTTGTCTTTCCGTGCTCTTCACCCACTCTCAGTGTCAGGTTTGGCGGGATTCCTCCCTTGTCGGTGCCGAGCCTAAGAAGCCCGCCCGGTCCGCCGGCGCGGGCTTTTTCGTGGCCGATCGCCGCAATCAACTGTCCACCATCCGATGCAGCAAGATGGGCCAAACGGGCGCCGTCTCCGTTCTGGGGGCCATGAGCCTCCCCGGCCATTCTCAAAAGGGTCTCATGAGGTCCGGCTCGGATGCGATGGCGGATCTGTCCGACGCCGTCTTCGTCGAACGATGGCGCCTTATCACGGGCGAGCCGCCTGCTATCCTGCTGAGTTCCCGTACCGAGATGCTGGCGCTGCTCGTGGAATGCACCCCTGCGGCGTCGCTCGATCTAGCCGTCCCGGCTTGGGACTACTCCGAGGCCAACGATCGCACGAGCAGGTAACCGCCGCCGGCCATCGTGACGCCGAGCCAAGTTGCGTATCGGCTCGGCTCTTCGAACCGGCGCTGGCGCTTTGGGTTAGCTGCGTGGGGGGTATCCGTTCACGGAGGCGTGAGTGCCCCGCTACTTCTTCGACATCAATGACGGCCGCAACGAGCGCGACGAAGTGGGCTTTGAGTGCGCTGACCTTCAGGCTGCGGTCAGGCACGCCAAGCAGGCGCTTCCCGAGATCGCGGCCGATGAGGTGCCTAGAGATGGCGAGCGGCATGCCCTGACTGTCCTGATCAGGGACGAGAACGGCCAAGCCGTCTATCTGGGCGCCCTTGCCTTCACGGGAACATGGTTGCTCGCTTAGTGCCTCAGCGAGACTCGGCTCACACGCTGGTGAGATCGGACGTTCCCCCTGCGCTCAGTGAATTCACGAGGCACTCCCTCGTTAGTTCATGTGTCGGCGCCACTCCCGCCTCTCCCGCTGGGCTAGCTTGCGTCCCAGGGCCATCAGCAGTGCGTCCGCACAAGCTTTCAACTCTGGATCCTTCAGGTCTGCGATCGCTTCCTGCGCGGTGATGGCGTGCTCAGCGGCCCGCTCCAGTTGCTCTTCCGCCAAGCATAGCTCCTCCGCTTCAAGGGCGCCCTCGTTCATCCTCAGTTGGGTGACGTCGACAAGGATTCCGCGGCCACTTTGAGGCCTACCAACATGGTCTCTGGTGAAGCGTCCGCGCGCCAGCACCCACCGCATCTGGCCATCGACAGATTTCACTCGATGTTCCACAAGATAAGCGCCGCCTTCCCGCGCACAACCGCAAAACAGCGCCGCTATACGCTCTTGCTCACAGCCGTGGATACTCTGGATGAAGCATGTTAGCGGCAAGCCTTCTGCCGCCTGATCTGGGTCTAGATTGAACAAGAGCGCAACTACAGCGTCAACGCGGATCCGGTCAGTCGCAGCATCCCAAGTCCAAGAACCAATTACGTCAAGCTCGTCGAGTGCAATTTGGAACGCTGAAGTGAGATAGTGTATATTATCACACAGAAATTTGCTCACCGCTGATCCCATGGCAAATCAAAGCGACCCCCAATCTATTGATCGATAATCAATCAACCTCAAGTGAGGCGATACAAATTTGTGCAACTGTCGCGTGCTGGAGGTAGCCCATCAAGCTAGGTCGCCGACGCGAATGTATACAAGATCGGCAGCATCTACCCATGATGGAATACAAAATGGGATCGAAGTCACCGCCTGTGCGCAAAACTTCCCATGGAGAGCGCGGCGAGAACGAGGCATTTGAGCACAGGGTTTCTCAGCGGCCTCCGGCAGGACGACACCTTGTAACGCGGATCGCTGAAGCATTACAGCTCCCAGAGCGAGTACTGTATGCGCCTGCTCATAAAGTAACGCCGTACCAAGCCAGTGAGAGCAAAGCGGCCATCAATCCTGCGGTTGAGTGCGATGCGCTTCTGAGCGCATACAACCGTATCCAAGATCCCGAAGAGCGGCGCCGCGTCCTTCTGCTTGTACAAGAGGCGGCTGATCGAGCCTGATTTTGCTGGCACGCTCCCCCGCCCCGTGAGCAGATCGGGGCGGGGCCGAGCGGGCTAGGGCAGGTAGCTTTCCTCAACGGAATGTGCGGATCCAGTGTGGGCCGATCTCGATGTAGAGACGTCGTCCGCGCTGCTCACAACGATAGCGCCATTCCAACGCGATCAGGTCCATAGCCTGGTCGATACGGGCGGCCGCCAGCGGCTCGGAGCAGCCGATTTTGATGACGTTGAGAAGTTGAAATTTCGGGTCGGCCATGCCGTAGCGGCCCGCGATTCGCTTCATGTCCTTGTCGATCGCGATCAGAACCGCTTCGTTGAGCTGTGCCGCTTTCGCCACGAGGTAGTCATCAGAGCCCGGCGAAAGCGCGGCGCCGTGGCGGATGGCTTCATAGCCACTTTGCTCGAAGGTTCGTGCGACGGAGACAGGTACGCCCTCATCAAGGAGGACGCGGAAGACAGGCTGTTCGGCGACGGCCCTAAGCGGCGGCGTCGTGGGCCAGGGCCGCTTCAACGTCGCGCTCCGTCAGCGTCGGGTACTCTTCGATGATCTGCTCGACCGTGTAGCCGGCGTCGGCATAGGCCTTGATGCTTGCGACCTGAATCGCGGTCCCCGCGATCACCGGGTTGCTCCTCGCGACCCCGCGCACGCTCTGGACCTTCCCGTAGTTGTCGGGGTTCCGCGTGCGCAGCTGTCGGACGTTTCGCTCCATGTCCGCTCGCACGATCTCGAGCGGGATGCTGAGCACGCCCTGGCCTGTCGTGACCTCCTCACGCCGTCCTGTCTCGGGATGGTTGAAGACCACGCGCTTGTTGAGGACGTAAAGGGTCGTCCGCGCCCAGACATCGTCGCCCAGGTCGGCGAGCTCTGCCTTCACCTCACGGAGATGCTGCAGCGAGACGCCGCTATCATTCCGTAGGCGATCCAGCACCTGCAGGCAGATGAGATCTCGGAAGGAGTAGAGGCGCGTCTCCTCCCCCTCGCTGAGTTCGACCTTCAGGCTCGGCTCGAAAAAGGACGTGCGTCTCCAGTACCTGAGCTGCGTCAGGCTGATGCCCGTCAGGCGCTGCGCTTCGTCCTCGGTGAAGGCAGCGATGACGGTCCTGGATCCACCCGTCGCCATGAGGAGAGACATACTCTGAGTTGAGAGCAGCGCAAATGGGCGCGGCGTCACGCTGCACCGAACGTCAGGTCCGCCGTCGCCTCCTGGCGCGACCAGATCGAGCGCTTTGAAGCCGTCATCAGCCCGTGGCATGTGAGGCCATGACCTATCGTGTTGAATTCCGCAGAGACGGCGCTGTCATCGGCGAGGCCGAGGGGCTTGAGGATCGAGCTGCGGCCAAGCGGCTCGCGGAAGCAGAGATCGCCCAACGCGACGCCGAGATCGCACTCGTGATCGACGTGGATGGGACAGGAATGGAGGTCGCGTCCATCAGGCGGGATGCCATGAAGTGGGACGACGAGTAAGGACACCGCCAGGTCGCTTCTGCGGCTACCGGACGAAGCCCGGTCAGACCTAGGGGCCGCCGGTCTGGGAGTGCGCGGCCAAGGTGCGCGGCTGAAGCGGCCATTCCCACAAGAGCTTTGAAGATGGCGGGTCGGGTCCGCACCGAAGGGCGATGGGCGCAAGAACCCGACCTGCCTGCCGCAAACCGGTTGGGGACGGGCTTTGCGACAGGCCGGTGATCACATCCGCCGGTTACAGCATGATTTCAGCCTGGGGCTGCAACTGACATCAGATCGCGCCCGGCGCCAACGGCACCCCGGTCAGAGCGCTCCAAGCCCTTGGCCCAGCGCACCGTTTTGGCGGCCCTTTCCAATCTGGCGACCATTCGGCCGTACCCCGCCGGCCATGTTTGACCTCCCGCCCGCCGTCGCCGCTTGGCGCGACCTGATCCCCGCGGGTTGTGCTATGAGGCTCCGCCTGCCGATGGCCAGCCCGAGTTCCGCCGCTAAGAAGCGTCCTTTAATCACGGGGAGCGGGATAATCGCGCGCTCCCTAGCTCGACCTCCCAAGAGGGCACGATACTTTATTGCGCGATCTAATCTGGGGCCGAATAACTAATCTACGTAAAAATCCGCGATATTAAACGGCCAAACGAACTCAAATGATGGATGAATCCACGATAATAATCTGCTAAATGCAGCTCTCGAAACAGACGAGGGCCTTGATGCGCGACTCAGCCTTGGTGGCCCTGGAGGTTTTGGTAGTGCCTCCAGATGTCAGCCCAACACCTGAGACGCTCATCCTCCGCGAGCACATCCGCCGGATCCTGCGCAAGCTCCCGTGCCCCGCGGCCAGCGCTCAGTACAGCTGAAGGGAGCGAAGCACGACGCCATCGGCGGTGTGGATCTCTACGCACCATCGCTCGTCAGGATCGGCCAATTCGCCCCGCGCGCGCATCTCGGCGATCAGCTGCGTCGCCTCGGCCACGGCAACCTCGATCGAGCTAGCCAATACACCCTCCTCGTCCTCGATGACCTCGCCCGGCCCCCTCAGACGGAAATGGTATCGCTCTGCCATGTCGCTCCTGCTCACGCCGTTGGGACAGCACTTCAACGGCGCGAGGGTTAGCATTTGATGGACAGACCACTTGATATGGCTGCCACACCAAGCTGATGAACACGGAGATGCGTTTGCATCCGGGAGGAGCCCTGCCACCGGTCTGGGAGTTCGTAGCCAAGAGGCGCGGCTGACGATCAGCCCTGCAAGCTCTCGGCGAAGTCGTCGGGGATCTCGCCCCACTGGCCGAGGATCGTGACGCCCTCCAGCTCGCCGGTCTCATCGTCGGCCACCACCTTCAGCGCCGCCGCGCCCGGCATCCGCTTGGCCAGGTTCTCAGCCTTCTTCACCGCCCCGCTCTCGGTCTGTGCCGGCTCCTGCCGGGCCGGCCGCAGCCGCTTCCGGTGGACTTCGAAAGGCTGCACCACGAACGCCGTCTTCGTCTCCTCCTCCGGTCGGCCTCGGTAACGTTAAGGCCCGCTCGCTATTGCTGATTCTGGGAGCCTTCCACACCGATCCCCCGCTATCCGAGCCGCCGCTGATCAGACGGTTGAACCGCGATCCCCCCTGCGCTTTGTTCCCAGTCTGTTCTAGCCGGGAATCGGAACGCGATGCACGCTCTCCCGCATGAGCCACCTGTGGAGTTTCGTCTCACCGAGGCAGAGGCGATCGCGCTCCACTACTACCAGTCCGCACATCGAGATGGCTGGGCGGCCCTCGTGCAGGCGATCGCCGACGCCCTTGCCGACATCGATGCCGCGGAGCGCCACATCGCGGACCATGGGCGACTTGTCTCCGACGGTTACGCACGCGGTCGCGTCTCCGCAGCCTGA